AGCAGAAGACGGCATACGAGATTAGCGAGTGTCTCGTGGGCTCGGAGATGTGTATAAGAGACAGATATAAGCTTAATAATAATTGTAAGACTAATAAGAATAGTATGGATAAGAAGAAAAAGTGTATAATAGACGAATATAAGACAGTATACGGATTTAGCTTATTCGTTATAATTAACCCAGATAAGTCTGTAGTAGATAAAAGATTTAGCTTTAGAGAGGACGAATCTTCTATAATTGATGACGAATGGGCAGATTATACAGCCTACACTGTCAGAGGAGCATATGATAAACTTGCTAATGAAGACTGTGAAATCATAGTAATAAACAAGTTAAAGAACACAAGTGATGACATAAATACCTTTGCTCATGAATCATTTCATGCAGCCGCAGATATACTTGAGGCATGCCATATAAAGCTCTCTGATGATACAAATGAGGTATTCGCGTACTTAATTGGGTACTTTACAGAGTGTGTAAACAAAACAGCAAATAAACGATGAACTAGTTTGAGATGAGTGCTGTACTATATTATGCCGACTTCTTATCTCTACAATACTAGAATAAACCGTGTACAGAATAGTGTAAATATTTCTTTATACATGGAGTACCAGTAAATATAGCATACATTGTAGAATAGGAACCAATATACGATCTTGATAATCAATGGTTCTAGAAGAGCCTTAAAGAATATAGTATGCTAAAGCATAAATTCGGCGAAGATGGAGCTATGAGCTTTATTAAAAACCTATGTAATTTAGGGGTAGCAGGATCTGTAAATGCTACTCAAATGATGAAATATATTCATAGATATGACGATAAATAGGAGCGAGACAAGGCGTTTAGAATGTTTAAATACAACAGATCAAAAGCAAAATATACTCACTTAATACATAACGACGATGGTGAAATTGTAGAGGAAGAGTGCACAAAATACGTAGCCCATGCTGAGCGAAATGGCAAAAGATAAAGAATATTTAAGAGCGGCAGAAATAATACAGAGAGCCGAGAGAAACGGTAGAAGATTAGGATTTTACGAACCAGATAAAGATGAGTCCATTTGATATAATATTCATGTTTTTAATACTTCCAATAGTAGCTACTACAACATGTTGGATAATACTTAAAGATAGTAAAAATAATGGGAAAGATTAGTAAATATAGCAATTTGTACGATAAAGATGGAAAACTTATTAGATCAGTGGATAGTATTTCCGGAAGATTGGATGACTATACCATTGAGGAACTAGAAAACCTTGTAGATGAGCTAGCAAAAGACGAAACAAAGCGTACTGAGTATACTAATAGCATGTCCGTACTCATGCGCATGTATGAAACAAAGGGAAATCCACACAAGAATGAAATAGTAAAGAAAATAAACGAGTATGTAAGGACAAAGACTACCAAAGCTGAGGTTATAAACGCTTTAAACGACATAAAAGATGAAGAGGCAAGAGAAGATGGATCCAGCACAGAGGGATGCGTACCAGATACTTCTGAAAGAGCTGGAGAACTTGGGGGAGGAAGCATCTCCAACTATGCAGATACTACAATTAGCACTGCAGCTTGATGAAAAAGGAGAATTCTACAAATTTATCGAAGTATTCGGGGATAGCAGAATAGATGGTAAAGATGTCCTCGGACTGTCCCGAGATAACTAAAATGATATTAGATATAATATATGGAGACGAAGGAGAAGGAAGCGGAATTAGTACAATTAGTCAGACAGCTTAGAGATTACGTAATCCTGGACAGAAAAGATTACGAAAAGCTTGTACAGAATAGTAATCCAGAAAAGTTCAATGAGAGTGCATTAGAGGCTAGAGATGCCCAGATAAAACTGTTGGAACAGCAATTAGCACACCAGGAAGACTGGATTAACTATTGGAAAAATAAGTATGAAAAGTGTCTAGAAGAATTAAAGAAAGAGTCAACTAGATGGTGGAGATTTTAAAAATATGAGATTAAAATATGTTAGTAGATATATCTGATATTAAAAAAGATTTAAACGAAGAGGAGAAAGAGATATTTGATAAGGTATTAAAGGCTATGAATGCTAAAAGTGTTACAGTAAGCATGCTAAACTTGGCATTCTGGGCAATATTGCTATACGTGTGCTTTGCAATTCTTCCTCTATGGGCCTCTATTTCACTTATTGGAATAAAGCTCGCAATCCCTGTCGCAAGGGTCATTAAATACATAACTGTGGCAAAGAAGCTGGTTAATGATGATAAAAACATTAATAAGAAGCTATTGTCAATTAGATTAAAGATAGCTAATAATGAAAAATGAAATACGAGTATAAAGGAAATGTCTACAATTATGTAGGAGTAGGAAAGTTTAAAGACTCTACTGGTAAGTGGATTGACGCTATAATATACGAGCGTGACAACCATATGTATATGAGAGAAATAACAGACTTTATAGATAAGTTTAAGAAAGCATGAGAATAGCCGGGGTTAACAGCCTCGGCTTTTTTATTTTTTTTTAATTTTTAAAATTGTTGTAAACATGTATAAACGCGAAACAAATTTTTTGTATATGTATGAAAACGAGAAACAGTGTAATAGTGTTCCCCCGCCCAAGTACGCGATCCGGGATACCCCCCCGTCAAAGATTCTGAGCACCTAATAAATCATCTACACCTTTCAAACGATATTAACACTTAAAACATAATCAATATGAACAGAATTGCTTGCGCTATTATCGCAGTGATTATCATTGCGTTTGCTATCATCTTTGATGCATGTATCATTGCATCATATTCACCAACAATGTTCCTCACAATTGGTGATCGCATACTCCTTTGTATAATGTGGAGTATGTTATTTGGTTGGGGAGCATATGGGATATGGGATTGCAGGGCTAAATAAGCCTTGCTCCCATTAGCTAAACAACTAACAAACATATTCTCATTAATGGTGATAATATTAACATTTAAACATTTATGATTATGAATACAAAGACAGTTTACAAAATCGCAGCAGAAACATCAAAGAACTATTGGCAGCACAGTAAGCCATATAACTCATTTGATGACTTAATGAAGGACTTTGGTCCTTGGCTTGCTACATGCAAGAATATCAATGTGCGCTTCTATCAAGAGCAGGTAATGATCCCAGAGTAATCTGGGGTCTTATCCTCTTAGCATCTAATAAATAAGTACTTCATACAGATGATATTAATAACGTTTAATCAATAACATTTATAATTATGAAAAAGGCTATCATTTTATCAACATTAGCATGTATTGTGTCATTTACTCTTGGTATGTCAGCTGGTTGGCATGGACACAAATCACAATCTCGTGCTGTCTACAAACTTGCTATTCTCAAAGGACAGCTTGCTGATTCTATTATGTCTAACAATAATGTGTATGATATGGACGGGTCAGATCAGATGGCATCTTATCTCTATGTTTCAGCTAGATTAGACACATTGCTCGCTAAATAGCGGGCTTTGTGCCCAATTTGCTCTCTAAGGCGTGATCTATGTACGCGTGGGGTAATTGTACACGTAATGCATTTTGAAGCGCTAGAGGGGCAGTAAATAGCCTTATACGCAATATTATTGTACACGACTTACTTGGGGCATTTACATTCTCCCTTAGCAACTAATAAACATCTGCTCCTAACTAACGATAATCAATATTAACAACTAAATAATTAGAGCATATGAAAATGAATAAGATCAGAATTGCAAAAGCAACTGTAAATGGCAAAGAGTCTTTGATCCTCATCACGCTTGATCCAGACGGCAAGAAAGTATGTATGACAATGGCCGAGTTGGACGACGATGGTATGACAGAGGTTATTGTAGCAGACGATGGGTTTGTCACTAGTAAGGACGAAGTTGGCTACGAGTCTTATGAGGAAGACTATGAAGGAATGTGGGAGAAATAAGTAGGAGTTAGGGGAGACATGCACAATCTCCCCAACTCCACATTCTTGCTTGGCAACTAATAAACAAATTCTCCTAAAAGACGAGATTAAACAAATTAAGTTGAGAATTTAGGACAATGGATATTGATGAGTGTAACTATCTCACCCGACCCACTATTGCTCCCTTTCCTCATCTTCTTTTGTTTATGCCTCATTAATATATAGCGTAATCATCAAAAACTGCAGAATTATGAATCAGATTATTCCAGGCGCACAGATTGGCGCATTCAAAGCAATCAGTCTCTCTATCGGTCAAGCCAAGAAAGCGAACAGAGACGGTAAAATCAGTAAATTCTTGGTAATTGGTATGAAGAACAAGAAATCTCTCTTGGGCAAAAAGCAGAACGTCATCTTGTTTGATGATGATCTCAGTCCTGAGATATTTGCTGTTCTTCAGAAGTATGCTACACCATCAGCCGACCCTAATCATCAGGGAGGATTTGATGTAAATCTAGCTCAATTCAAAACTGGACCAGAATTTGCACAAGACCCAGATACTTGGGGTCAGTTGCTAGAATTTCCTGGTGGATGCTTTGAAGAGTATGAGTTCGCTAAAGGACCATGCTATGCTAATCAGATTGATGGTAGTCCAACACTGGATGGTAACAATCAGAAGATAATCCGTAGCAGTATTTCAGTCTTTGTACAGATTGATTTTATCGATGCTAACGGAGTTACTCACTACATTGAACCATACAGCAAGAATGCACAGGGTGCTCGCATGGAACAGCGCTTCTTCAGAAATCCTGTTGAAGGAACAGCTACACAGCAAGCTGCATTTGACCCAACATCGCTCATGGGAGGTGGACAGCAGCCTGCAGCACAGCAACAGCAAGCTCAGCAGCCAGCTACACAACAGCCTGGTATGGCAGCAGCTCAAGTTCCTCCAGCTCCACAAGCTCCAGGTGCACCAGCTACAAATCCAGCGTATTAACACATTGTCTCCTTAGGGAGACTTTGTGTTTGGGAAGAGTAGAGCGAAATTGATATAGTACGCGTTAAACATAATCAAAAAGTACCAAAATTACACCTAAGCAAGTGTCTAAGCTACTTAATACTGAGTGTAAGCAGTGCGTCTTACATAGCTGAGCACAAGCAGCGAGTCTTGTGTATTAGACTGTTGGAGAGACAGCTGGCAACCTGGAAAGACAGGTAATTTATAATATGCTCATTTATAATAGGTGAACGATTGCCAAGTGTGGCAACATTGGCATGATACATATCATTGTCTGTGAAGATAGTGATATGTTTATTTAAGATAAAAGACATTAAGACTCCATATACATTGATTGCACAATTGAGGTTTTTGCCAAGAGTGGTAAATAGTAGATTTTTTCGTGTACCATGGTCTGTGAAGATAGTGGTACATTTTTAATTTAAACTCAGCTAGGGAGAGTAGCGAGCATTACGTAATACTACGTATTACTCCAATAACATTATCACTGATGAGACCTAGACGAAACTACGGTAAACATTTGCATCATACTGTAGTCTGATATTCATTATTCATAAGCATTTTATCCCCTAAATACAATGGTATGTGAAGATAGTTGTATTTAACCGTTATCTCATGCGGTATATAAACCAGGATGACGTAGCGCCTACGCTAACGTGATAAATCGTAGGTAGTAATGTGGCGCTCATGGTCCCAAGCCCATGACTGCAACACGTGCTTATGGTACTTGCAAAGCTATAAGATGTCGATTGCGGGACACAGAGGGTGAAATAGTAGTATTACATGTATGCTGAGAACTAAGGTAGTCAGCCCACTTGCAAGGGGTGTAAAAGTGGTTTTAGTTCTCCATGACGATCCGGAGAGACGGATAGTGGTTATTATACACTTGCTGAAGCAAGAGGGTATACTATGTACGAATTCATTATATGGGTATCGTACTTGGCTATAAAAGCGCACACATAGCGACGGTTCGAGTCCAGTAGCCACTACACCTTTATTAAATCATTTTTTAGTTATCAACAGGTTTTATTTCCATGCAGGTATATCGGTTCGTGAGGATAGATATACCATTTTTATAGATTAAATCAAAATATATATAGATATGGAAGATAAGAAACATTCTTTTATGGGCCAATTGAATCTGTTCTTTATTGGAGCAGTTATTGGTGTCATTGTTGGTGCCTGCTTTGGTATTAATGCTGTAAAAGGTAGTAATAACAGAGCAGAGAAAAAAGTAAAGGCGTATGAAGAGTATTATAAATGCACTGAGACGCTTTTAGACTCTCTCGACGGAACACATAATCTTGACCTCATGGATACAGATCTTGAGACAGATTATGGTGCTGATTATTTGGAAGCTAAGTCTAAAGTAGATGAATTAATTGTAAAGTAGTATGAATGAATTTGACAAAGAAGAACATACAGAAGACATCTGGTATTCATAGATTAGGGAAATTTTATAAGCCAGGTCAACTAGTAACAATTGACAGACATGTGTACAGAATAACTAAAACAAACGAACTGCTGACATGTGAACATTGTGTAAATTATAAACATTGGCCTAGCAAATGCAAATACTTTGGTTGTTGGGGACACGTGCCTATTAATTGTTATTTTAAACTAGTAAAATGATCAAGCATAAAAAGTATAAACCAGGACAATTAGTCACAATTAATCATCGTGTATTTAGAATTACAAAAAAATATGTGTGCATGAATGAGTGTTTGTGTTGTTTTGACGGAAATTATGAAAAATTTGATTTCTGCATGGAACTACCAATAGGTTTATCTATAAAACCAATTAAAAAACATAAGGGTTGAGTTGCATCAACCCTAAGTGTTTAATGTAGCCAGCGTAAGCTGAGAGTCCAAAGCCTCTACAAATACAGATGGAACACTTTTTATACCGAGTGTAAGCGGTAAGTCTTACACAAAAATAAACAATGTTTAATTATCAAAATTATGAACATTATCGAAAAATTGTTGGGTGAAGGATACCCAAAGCTTGGGTCAGAAGTTTTTGCTGACGGTAACAAAACAGTCGTAACAGTATCTCGTACACTGTCTCCAGATCATGTTGACTTGGATGCTCCTAGTTACGTGGAGACTAAGTTCAAGAAACACATTCCAATCTTGAAATCTATTGACGTTGAACTGGACGCCGTAACAGAGGAGCAGACCATTAAGGTGACAGTTGAAGTTGATGGTAAATTCAACAGCATTGATGACTTGAGACATCTTGCATTTATCGCTAGAGGAATTAGCGAAGTCGCAGAAGACAAACTCAGTGAGCCTAATGTAATTAAGGCCATTGGTCTGGATTGTAAACCATTCATTTGCACAGGTGATGAATCAGAAGAAACACAAGCAAACGCATAACCAAGCAGTTAAGCCACAGTCAGCAAAAGGGAAGCCTGATGCTGAATACCTTAACTACAAGGTAGTTGCTAAGGAGGGAGGATCTACAATGATCCTCTCTTCTGGATTAAGTAAATGTAATGCCAAATCTTTAGAAAATACTTTGAATAGTTATATTAACAACAAACATTCAAATGTTCCAGGAGCTGGCAAGACAAGTGTTAAATTCATAACGATTCATTAAGTATGTTAAATGTTACTATCCAGAACGATGGAAAGATAAAGATTCAGATGGAATGCTCTGATGTAAAAGAGATGAGATCTAATGTTAATTTATTATTAGCAATAGTATCATCTATGGAGACAGAAGGACAAACTGATAGAGAAGATGACAGAATCAGTAGAAAACCTATTTATCATCTGTACTTAAATTTTGTACAGAATAATAATAGATTGAGTACAGTAAAAGAAATATCAGAACAGTTGAATATCTCTCTACAGAACGCAAAAAGTACCGTAGATTCAGCTGCTGATGGGAAAAAGGTACTATTGACTCAATCTTTCGATAAGTCTTTTATTGATAAAATCAAGAACGCTCTTGAAGCTAAAGAATGCATCTGCGAAATTACTAAAAATTAAGATGATAAAGAATGGGTGTAAAATTATACGAGAAGCCGGATCACAGTCCTGGTCCGCTAATTGCGATAGTTGTGATAATAATATTGTTACTCATGACATCGAAGTGTCAAGCGCAGAAAAAAGCTGCAATAGACACAATGGTTTGCAAGGTTGAATGTATTAAACAAATAGTACAGAAACCTAGTGTTAACGGTAAAACCGTTAAGTATCTAGCTGTGTATGTTGATAAGTCTGCAGGATTCTCAGAGATTATTCCAATCTCAAAGAGTGTTGTAGACTATATTAGCACATGCAAGCAATTCTCTCTCGAGCCTACACTTGGCATTAGGTTAAGAAATGGTGTAATAACATCTATCGTTCGATACAAAATCAAATTTGTACATAAATGAAGTTTAGTAAAGGAGACGTAGTACGCCAAGTGTTGCCTGGTGGCATAATGGTAGGTGGTTTAATGGTCGTAATCAATAACATCGGCGACAAATGCACAGCTGTTAGAGATGTATCAACTGGAAAATACTATATATATAGGTCAGAACATCTAGGAAAGGAAGGAAAAGCAACAAAGATTTTGGTTAGTAAAAGTGATATGGATAAAATCGACACAACGAAAGGTGTTGGTGCATTCTATCATAGCGTATCACCTGTATATGATAAGCTATATGCTAATCCATCAAGATTTGTATGTTTTATACTAGCTTACACCAAGGGTGAGACCATACATAGAGTATATCAACTTGGAAAAATATCTAGAGTATTACGAAAAGTTGATGAAATTCGTAAAGGATACGAAATGGTTCCAGTTAAGCAACCAATGTACAAGCTTCAATTAATAGGTGAACTATGAGTAAAAAACTTAGTCCTGGCAGAATCTACAAAATAAATGGCATTGTTGTTAGGGCTAAACGTCAATACAATTGCAATGGGTGTATCTTTAACAATCCTTTCTCTTGTCCAAAAGTAAACGATTCAAAGGATTTGAACGAAGAATCACCATCATGCATTGAAGACGGAATAATTTTTATTAGTCCTTAATTATGGCAAAACGTAGAAAAAACGGACAAATGTCTGACGAAGAATTAGAAGTTAGACGGCATCACTCATCATTGCGTAGACTTAAAGCGCATTGTAGTGATGAAAACGTAGAGTTAAAAGATTATAAATCTGCAAATCCTGATGATATGTGTGTATTATCATTAAGTGATGTAGATTTGGGATCAAGAAAGAGTTATTTAACAACAGATAACGATTCATGGTTTGTCAGTGAAGATGACTATGAAGAGGTATCACAAATAGCATTATACCTATGAGAAAAGAATATGGAGAGCTATTTGTATCAATAGCATTAATAATTATTTCGGCATTCCCTCTTTTTGACTTATTGTCAAACATAACGAATATAACTAACATAAGCGATTTTTCGTTGATAGTAGTAATTGTTATGTTGATAATAATCTTGATCTCCAGTATTATATATTTTATATCATATTGGACGGAAAAATTTAATTAAGTTGCATTTCAAGGGGACGGCTTATACCGTCCCCGAGATTTATTAGGTTAGAGGCCTACATAACAGTTCAAGTCTGTATAAAATTACAAATGGGTACCAAACAACTCCCTACAACTCTATTAAATAGCGTAATTACTTTAAAATTAATCATTTGAGTTAGAAAGAAAAAGAACGTTAGATAGTAGGAGACAATGGAATGGTTTAAATATAACCAGTGAAAATTGCCCATATTTGGACTTGTAGCTCAGTTGGTTAGAGCAACAGACTCATAATCTGGAGGTCCTAGGTTCAAGCCCTAGCTGGTCCACAAAAGATGATTCCGTGAATCTTTAAAACCCGGATAGTTAACATTTGTTGAATCTCTAATAAATTATCAAAATGAAGAGATTATTCGAAAAGCTTAGCATGTGCTTAATCATGCTTATTGTAGCCGTCACAGTATCGTCATGTGACTACATGAAAAAAACTAAGAGTGAGATCAGACACGATGACTCGCTCATGGTATCAAAGATGATGCAGGATATTGACAATCCTACATTTACCGACTGTTCTGACGTTATAGAGTTTCAGAGATCGGAAGGTCAATGGAGACATCAGGACTCAGTGTTCTTCAACATACCTGAAAAGGTTATGCGTGATGTTGTATCGGTCTTAGAAAAATCTGGGAAACCATTGACTAAGATGAGTATATCGAACGAGTTCGAGATGAACAAGCATGTATATTTGAATCTTCCTGATGAACAGGATCAATACAATGCGATTGCTCCTCCTGATATCCCTAACGTAGAAATGGTTGATACTATTATCGACGGTAAGCATGTGCAGATCGTGCAGTCCTCCAGTACTAACATAACAACAAAGGAGGATTAGCTATGAAGCGGTACATTATTATCTCTTACGATGGTTCTAGTTTGGATCCATCTGAAGTTATGGCAATAGCTTCACAACTGAACACAGTTAAACCTGATGTTAAGGATGTGCATGCAGTTACAATGGATGAAACGGAAGTTAATTCCATTATTATCGGTCACGCAGAAGCCAAGAATGCTACAGAACTTTCTGTTGTAGAGTCTGCGTGCATCTACGTGAAAAAAAGATTTGGTAGGTTTTTCTACTCCAAGATGAAGCTGTTGCTTGCATTGTCAGAGGCTATAACTAATGAGCCTAACAATGAATCTCTTATGAATGCCATCAGAGTTATGTCTGGTGGTATAAGTAAGAGAATGCGTGATTCTTACGGTATTTCTACCGATATTATTTGTGTATTTAAAACGGTTCAAGATAACATGTAACTATGTATAAAACACAACGTAATACTAAGAAAGTGTATCGTCAGCGTCACGCAGAAGCCAAAGCAAAGGTATATAAGCGTGACAAGTTTAAAAACAAGCTAAATCCTTTAGATTATGTGGAAGATTCCAGTATATACGACAAAAGCTAGTGGAAAGGGTAAGAATACAAAAACATTGGTATTTGAATCCAAGTACCCTAGTGAGAATCAAGCTATAGATGCTAGATTAGCACTCATTCATTTGGCTAACTGCTCTCACAACGCTCCATGCGATATCACCATTAATAATAATGGCGCAGTATTCGTTAAGAATCCATCCTGGAGTGTGGGAGAAGTAACAATATGTTAATTAATTTTATTTACAAACATTTAAAACATTATCAAAATGGCAAAAGCAGAAACAAAAGGTGCTGCTAAAGAGCAGCAGAATGTGTCAGCAGACAACGTAGTAGAGAAGTTAATGAAGGGCAACCTCGTAACCGACATCGCAGACAAGGCGGCAGAAGAAATCCGCCAAGATGAGGAGAAGCGCAAGATCTCCCAGGTCAAAGAAATTGTCAAGTGTGCTGACTTCCTTAGAATTAAGGAACTTCTCAATGTCCGCAAGGACCGTGCGAAGGCAAAGATTACTCTCGACATTCTGAAGAAGCGTACAGAATTGTTGGCCCGTCTTCTGGGCAAACAGGAGGATGGTACCGCCGTTCCTGACGACCAGAAGATTACGCCAAATCAGTTCCGTGATCTGTCTCAGAATATAGATGAGGATCAGCGTAAGCAAATGACCGAGCTGAACAAAGAATATGAAAAGCACGACCGTGAGTTGCGCGACAAGTATCCTAATAGCTGGTATTATGCCAACTATCAGTTCGATCGCTTCTAATTCTTCTTCTAGTACAAGTATCTTTGTATCACGTACATAGATTTTTAGGTACTGTAAAGGGTCCTAAGAAGACGAGGTCAGTAAAAAAATCTTAGAATGAATTGACATTCTCATCAAGTATCTTCGTATCACGATGAGAGGAAGAGATGTGAACCCACACAGTAAATTGGGACAGTAGATCAAACAATATGTTTTGTGCGTATCTTTGTATCGGGGAGACTCAACTTGGCTGAAAACCAAGATTGAACCCTGCAAAATATATCAAAAATGCTGAATATAGCCCTCTAAGTATCTTTGTATCATGAGGATTACTATATATTTTTAGCCATGTTTTAAGCGCTCTGAGGCAGAGTATGTCACCAAGTGGAGTAATTAACCACGAGTGCCGCAAAAATGTCTTAGAGCGCACCTAAAACGGCTTAAATCGAATGTTCTGACTGATCATCGGAACATTTACAAGAACGTACAGTGTGTATGAAATAATCTGTTTGGACAGGGGTTCGACTCCCCTCACGTCCACGGGGCATCCTCTACGCTATTGTGTAGATTCCATTTGGACAACCTAGGCATGTTGTAAAACTGCCTACACGGGCGTGTTTGGTTTTGACAGACAGAGGAGATAAATACATTAAGCACTATACTATAAATTAAACGGCAATGTAAATAACATTGTAGACTATACTAACGTAGCGTAAGTTTAGTCTAGGTGTTTCCTACCAAAGTGGAGAGAAGAAGAAGTTGGTTCTTTGGGCTACACACCCGAGGATTAGGGTTCGACTCCCTAGCTTCTTCCTATTAGTTATGACAAAGGGATATAAAGCGATGATAAAGGACAGGTGTCCTCATGTCGTCAACCTCGCATTTAAATGGTGTACAGAATTTGGCAGATTATCTAATATAGGTAAGAATCCACACGAAAGAATTAAGTATGCTGTAAAGACGCGATGGATAGACCGTGTATACCAAGAAAATGTAGCAATCTATAACACTGGAAAAGGAACACCTCGAACAGATGAAAAGAATGCATCATTAAGAAAAGCTCTTGGAATACATGAGGGGTCTCAGAATTTTAATTTTGCAGACTCTATAAATTTGGATGGCATCAACAAAGTATTCAACTCTGGAGAACGAGCATTTTGGATATGGGTTAATAGCTGGGTAGTATGGTTTCAAGAGAACTATAAGTACCTAGAAAACTATTATAACATATCATGTAATTGTGGCAATATGGCTTTATTTGATAAAGCATTGTCAGAAAAAGCTAGTTTTCTAGATGAGTATTTTGAAGATTTCTCTAAGTTTATTAAGAAAACATTTAATTAAACAAAATAAAAAATGGAGTATTTCCCTAAAATGCTAATTTACAGAGCTAGTCTGTTAGGCTGCAAAGAAGAAGGTATAGAAAATGTGATTAACTGGTTTCATAATCGCCTTAAAAAGGGCTTTACTTATGAAGCGCACATATTCTGTGCAGGAGACAGCCTAGACGAAAATTGTATATACGAATACTGTTGTAATGAACAGTTGCGTAGAGTTGGTGATTGGATTATGAAAACGATAATCCTAAGCAACCCTATAAAGTTCAAAACACTTACAACTCGTATGCGTATCGGTTCAGGACTACTTGAAAAAGTAGAAATGAAAACGGGAGGAAAAGATTTGAAAATAATCCTTTTCAACAATTTCGTCAACAACGTTTGGTCGCTATACCGTCAGAAGATGGTGTACGATCTTCCGTTTTATCAGGAGTAGGGTGAGAGAGATCTCTCCTACCCCACAATATGGAGTATCAGCGTATCACTCAATCTGAGATTGAGACCATAAAAGAAGCTCAAAAGGGAAATGAGCTAGCGTTTAATAAATTGTTTAACCGTTACAAAGAGTTCGTTGACAACGTGCTCTTTTGTTACGTGAATGACATGGATGAAGCTAAAGATCTTACAAATGTTGTATTTCTTAAGGTTCACCAAAAACTCTCGACATTCACAGATTATTCGTCTTTTGGCGGATGGCTGAGAATTATAGCTAATCGAACAGCTATAGATTATCTACGAAAAGTAAAGGAGAAATCCATGGAGTTAGGAGAAGATACAGGCCGACTACCTGTCGAATTAACTAATTCTTCAGAAGAAGAAGATCTTGTCAACCTTCTTGAGTATGAATCTCTTCTAAAGGAGTTTGAAAAGCTCCCAAAGAAGACACAGAAGATTTTTAATCTATTTTACGTAGAAGATCTTACCGTTGATGAAATTAGCAAAGTGCTGAAAATTCCTACAGGCACTATAAAAGCTGCACTAAGCCGCACTCGTAGGAAAATTAAAAATAACTTAAAAGTTTAACAAAAATGACTTCACTTTTATTATTGATTCTCTCGATTTTTGTAGCTCTTGGTTTCGCAAGATACAATAAGAGCAACAAGTTGTTCTGGATCATTCTCGTAAGTCTCTTGCTCGGTTTTACCGGTAAGAGTATGGTCAACTATGCCTTTGTTGACCATAAAAGTGAAGCCAGTACAGTTAAATCTTCTGCAAATCCCATGCTGGCACCGACGTGCTCATTTCAGGCTTTGGAACCCTCAGAGGGCGCCGGTACATGTGCTGAGACAAAACCAGCAGGTAAGGATACAATTGTAGTAGATACTGTTACTGTGCTTAACTTGGGTGAAGACGAGCATATTAACGTGCTCACTAAACCTCCACGAGATTGGTTAAAAACGAACTTTATATTCGACACAAGTTGAATTTAAGCTAGTTGCCCAGAAAGTATTAATTAATTTTAGTAAATAACATTTAAAACATTATCAAAATGGCAAAAAAGAATGGAAAGGGCAATGTAAAAGTTGCTCAGAATAACAACAATGGTGGTAACAATGCAGATGCAGCTGTTGAGGCTGCAGCTATGCTCACAACAACAGGTGGGTCAAGCATGGATCGTAATCACCAGGTAGATTTGTTGAAGATGGCTCACGATCGTTTCTTCTTGGATGAGAAAGCTGCTGAGCACACTGGCTTCCCGCAGGGAACTATCGACAAACTCAACCATATTAATGCCCTCGGCATCGCAGTGTGTGTATGTAATGAGGTCAAGTATGGCACCAGCGATTTCGCTGTTGTAATCCGTAAGTCTGCGCTCCCAGAGCTTACTGAAGCTTTGAAGGAGATTGGTGTAAGCTTTGATGACACAAAGCTCTTGCCTTCAAAAGACGATGCTGAAGCAATTGAAGTTACAGCTTCAGCTGTAACAGTATCAGAAGAGACAGCAAAGAGTCTTGACAAGGATGCTAAGGCTCGTGCTGCAACAGCAGGTAAGGTTTTTGATCCTACAAAGATCAAGGACGAAGAAGAGCTCAAGGAAGCTTTGTCTGGATTCTTAGCTATGAATCGTGATTCTAAGCTGATGGATAGCATCATGCAGTGTGTGAACTTCTATAAGTCATATCGCTCTATTGAAGCTAAGCATGCTATCGATTCTGCTGAGAAGACGCTCAAGAACACAAAGGACAAGAAGTACAAGGAGAACGCTGAAAAGGCTCTTGCTTCTGCAAAGAATGACCTTGAGCGCCTCAAGAACATGAACTTCCATGATACGTTTCGCAAGATTGTTGAGCTTACGGGTCGTGTCGGAACGCTTACTTATGGAATTGGTGCTCACTTCTTCAATGTTACCGCTACGTCAGGATCTCCTGTATCTGCGTTCTGTGAGCTTCGCGACCATTCTACTGACAAGAACACCGGCGTATGCAAGTATACCGATGATCAGATTGCAGACGCTGTAAAGTGCCTCGTAATCATTGGTGCAGACGATGTTCGCTCAAAGGGTAAGACCTTGCTCGAGGCAGAGAACAAGCTGCCAGAAAAGAATCGTGTCAAGGAGCACATTGATGCCGCTAACAAGAACATCGCATTCGCCGATAAGGCTGCTGCAGCGGTTCTTGCGGCTCCAGGCGAGTTCGTTGAGAACTTGAAGAAGAACTTCTTGGAGGGTAACAACTTTGCAAAGAAGACTGTTATCGCCATTAAGCGTGCATATTATCGAGACGTTACTCCAGAGATGATGGCTAAGGTTAAGTCTGACTCAATGCTTGATAACGCTACGCAGCATGCTGGTATCATCTCTAACCTGTTCCGTAATCCTTCTGATCCGCTCGTAGGTTATGCTAAGGAGAATATCATCGACTTGGAGTTCAAAACCGATGAGGAGATCAAGGCTGAGGAAGAGGCTGTTGCCAAGGCTGCTAAGGAAGCAGCTGATAAGAAGGCAACTGAGGATAAGAAAAAGGAAGCCAAAGGTAAGGCCAAGGCTCAGGTAAAAAAATAATACGGCCAATTAAGAGAACTGGTTCACAACTAGTTGGCCGCATTAAAAGAGCCTTTGACATCCAATGGCAAAGTGAACACAAATAATTTAACTATCAAAGTATGAAAAAATTAGTGATCACGTTGTTAGGAGCAGCATTCCTTACTATCGGCATGAATATTGCCGATCTTAAGAATGTTCCCCTTCCAACGACAGTGCAGACAGTAGCAGCATCTACTGTACAGCAACCAATGGACCATTTGTTTGGTCAAGTGAATCGTGCTAATCCTGATACAGTGCATGATACCGTCAAGGTAGAAAAGCCTGTACCTTGTAACCATAAACAGTTACCTGCAAAGGTAATTGTTAAACGCACCGTAATTAAGAAGACAGATACGTCGTATGTACCACTTCTGTATATTATGGAACCTGGAGAAAAGGTCGACTCCACTAATCACAACTCTACCATTCGTAAGGGAGAGCTCAATGATTATATTCAAATCGCCTCCAATGTGCATAAGTAAACATAAGAACCCTATGCACTATAATTGGGTAAGTACATATGGTAGATCCCATTAGTCTACGTACTATTCTGGAACATCCCTCGCGAAGGAGCTAGAAGAAAAACTCAATAAATTAAACTTGATCCGAGAATATGTTAACTCTGTCTTGCAGGGCGAGATCACTCAAAAGGTAGGATGAAATGTATCAAACATTGAAACAGTTTGATATAGGTAGGAGAAGCGTTGTATCAGCTCCTATAGATTATACAGCTGGACTTGTGAGAACCGTCTGGAGACAAGCTGGATGAGGCTGTATAATTTAAAAACGCATAAGTCCCAAGAAGGGCATAATGAACCGTATCGTAATTATATGTGATAATACTAAGCATATACAAACGTTACACGAGATGAACTATATTGGTCCCCAGTAGGTGAACAGAATTGCATACATGGTATGGTGCATGGTGCTGGAAGAACCGAGGATATCCCAAACAATATAGAAGTATTATTAAGCCGTAGGTAGTGTTTCTAGTGTCCAAAGCTAGTATAAAGGCCGAAAAACTGCATCAATACTGTGGGAGTAATACCACACAGAGTAAACTAAATGAGTTTGCTGACTATACCAAAACCTTACTGTTCGATTCAGTACAACTCCGTTGAAGGGGTGCCAGGGATGGGGTAGAAGTGTCTGATTGCGACCGCCAGGCTTTTCTTGTTTATGCGGTATATAAAAGTAAAACAAGCGCAAGGGTTGGGCAGCCCCTTAATCGAAGCTCTACGGGAGTATCGTACGCGGGTGAAGATCGCGGTGAAAATCTATTCCAGTTGTATTATTAGGATGTTAGGCAATCCGAACTTACAGCCAATTTCCATGAAAATTAAATCGTTCATGAGACTATGATCGATGACTCCGTTACAGTCAAAGAAAATTGATGGAGAGCTATCCTAGAATAAGAAATAGCAAAGCAGGTAGAAAGTTGATTCGAGATATGTCCATCCAGGACCATTTGACCTCCACTTTCATCCAAAACGATCTAGACTAATAGTTTATTTGCACCATGATATACAATATTATATAGTCTCTACAGAGTAGTAAGCTGGTATATTATGTATGCGTATGTTGTATGCAAAAGATATAAATTATGAAAACCTAGAAAGTTTAAAAGATAACATGTTTAACAAAAATTGATGTCCCTTCATAGAGTGAATCTTACGTTGTAAGTAAGGGCTTGAGGTGAAGAAGTCGAGTGCCAACCGATATGCCAACCATGCTAAAGTATACTGCGCAACAGTATATGTAAACATAAAGGTTCGAAGCAATACAGGAAATTGATGGGCAGCTTATATCTATGTTGTAAAACGACTGTGTATATTATATGTGTATACTGTCTCTATACATGTATATTACGTTATAAGTGGGTGACAAGATGAAATGTATGGGTTGAATTCCCAATATTCGTGCACTATAAATAGGAGGTAGTAATACCGGTACAGAAAAATTGCAAACATCAGCAAAGATGTAAAAAGCCGTAAAGTCTGTGATGGGTTTGATCCTGAGACATTCCGATAACCAACCGCTGGGTACATGCCATAAGCCGAGTACCGCAGTAAGGAGCCATTTCGATAAGTTAGGCGCTTTTAAAACTTATTAGCCGAGGAAATCTGCGTTTAATCGACAACCTGTAGGAAGATCTTGTAAGTATAGTAAGGGAAATACGACCGAGATTCTACATATTTTCGTGGGTTATAAAAATTCTAAGATTCTATGAGTGTTAGTTGCTATGCAAAATTTCACCAACGAAAATTAGAATAGTTAAGTTAGAAAAAAACGTGAACAAAATAGCAGAAAACAGTTCAGCATTTGATTATGCAAAGGAAGCATTCAAAGCTTTAGACGATGGGCCTGGATAAACCAGTAAATGCTAATTGCATCATACGTATGCAATTCCTGCTGCAAGCCTATTATCCTATTGTCGTAATAGAGAAAGTGCAGCTAAGTCTAGATAAAGCGTCTACAATAGTAGAACTTCCTTTAGAAAACTAAGTACGCAAAGTAGTAACCGAGTATCTTCGTATCAGCGTTGCTTTATTCAATAAACAACGGCAAAGGTGTAGCCAAAATACACCATATTTTTCAATCATATCGTTAGTTAATCAATAACGATATCAAAAAGGATATGATTATGTCAGAAATTAATGTAAACATCGTGGAAACTACAATTAAATCAAATCGTACCCCACTGAGCATGCTCGGTGCAAAAATGTTTGGTCAGGACGTATTTACTCCTCAGACCCGTTTATTCAACCCAGACCATGACAAGGTTTTGGAGCAGGCTAAGCAGAGCTCCAATGTAAACCTTGTACTCAATCGTTCGCCTCGTCGCTTCTCGATCGGCTATATCACGATTGAGTCCATGGCAACAAAACAGAATGCAATCGGTGATGTCGTTTGCCGTCTCAATGAGGGTACCGACAACCAGATTGATATTCCTCTCGGTGAGAATAGCACCAAGTTTGGTGAGACCACTGAAGAGGCTGTCCAGAACGCTCTCAAGGACAAGAATTCTAAGGCTGTGTTCTCAGATCCTAAAGATTTGAGTGTCATCCTTAATGACCTTAACCGTGGAGAGATTGCTCGTCTTGACGCAATGATCGAACAATTGCAGAAGGCTAAAGCACAGTGTGTGTCTGCAATTTCAGCAAATGATAAGATCGTTGCTGACTATGAGCGTCAGAAGACAGAGTCAAAACCAGCTGATAAGATCGCGTAGAATTCATGGAGGCTGTTTTAACTGAGAAGAGCGTTAAGCTTATTGCAGTAATGCTCTCCGAACCGAAGATTAAGGCAGCCGTTTATGAAAAGTTGGACCATACAGAGAAGTACAAAATCTATACCATTAACGATGATGGTAGTATTACTCTCGGTTCAACTAAGTTCCACTTTTGGAATAAGATAATCGGCTGCGAGCAAACCTTACCATTTGAGAGTTTCGCTCTCAAGGTATGGGATGCACTAGTGAGTCTTTCCACAGGGCTTAACCAAAAAGCCATTATGGAAGGACTATCACAAGAAATTGTGATGAAAGGAGTTAAAGACAAAAACTTTAACTGGGTCGTAGAACGACTGTATGATGTTGCGACAAAAGTATGTCAGAATTCTAGCATTGCTGATGGCGTAGGAGCGGACCCTGCGGGGTCCCGGGTGTCAGGGCCAAGGCTTAACGCTCAGCAAGAGTTTCCTGATAAAATTGTTATCAATATCAACGGACGTAAAGAAGTTTTGCAGGTTAAAGACTGCATCGGTAAACCAATGATTGAGTTGGAGTACGGAATTGTAAACGCTAAACGAGTAATGCCATAAACAGAAACATTCCTGTGGGAATGGTGTATAAACTGCGAGCAGAAGAGTACACATTCATGCATGGTATTATCGTTATTGTTTATAACGAAATACAAAGACGATATTATTAGTTTATATTAAAAGGCATCCTTAAACATTCTCTGCGGAGAATAGGTAATCCGCCCTGCGGGGCAGGATTGCCAATGGATGTCTTTTATTCTTTATTACAGTTATATGTAATATAGGAACTAGGTAAATGGCTGATTCAAGTAAATTGTTTAATTTTAATCAAACTATATGAATAAGAAATCAATTAAATTGAACTCAGCAAACATCATCACAATTCGTAAGAATATTGATATTACTATCAATAAGTATTGGCGAATTATTCGAGCAGAGAACCTCATGTCTAAAAAGGCAATTGCAGCAAAGCAGGGTTCTGGCTTAGATCTCAAGAGCTTGTATAACCAGATTGTGCAGCTTAGTGAGAAGCGTATTATGATTAAGGGTATTTTGGTAGCTCTTAATACAGGTACAACTACATTCTCTTACGAGGATTTTAAGAAGACAAATAACTATAGTATTTTCGCAGCATGCGAGGCAAAGGAGGCAATAGCACAACTTAAGATGATCAAGACACTTGATCCATCAACTAAGGCAAAGAAGGGATTGAAGGCTATGCCTAAGCGCGAGATATTCTCATCAGCTAAGATTGCTCAGCTTATCCATGATCAGCAACTACTAGCAAATAAGTTTGACGCTAATCTCGAGAAGTTTAACAATGAGACTTCTATTGAGATTAAAGATACTATTGCAGATAAGTTCGAGATGGATCTGACAGTTTAAATACTATAGGTTCGAGACAAATATAAGGGTCGCCGAAAGGAGTAAGATCGAGGCTTACACGAACCACAATAAGGAATCCCTTGCCTTAAAAATAACATTATTAACACATTAAATTATCAAAATTATGTCAAAGAAGAATAACAAGAAGAACCTCAAGAAGGTTCAGGCTAAAATAGGAACTACACCAGTTAAGGCTGAGGCAGCTAAGAAGGAAGAGTCTAAGGCTGCTATAAAGAATGCAGAAATTGCTGCAGCAAAAGACGATGCTAAGGCAAAGAAGAAGGCTGAAAAGAAAGCTCACGAGGAGGCTAAATATGCTGCCTCTAAAGCTCGCATAGAGGCCCGTAAGGCGCGCAAAAAGAGCATCATGGATAAACTGATCGACTCCAAGAAGGAAAAGGCTTCAGAGCCTGTTAAAATCACTCTGGAGGACCGTTTGAAGAAGCAGGAAGATCGTCGTAATGTCGCCATGGCTCGTCATATCGCATCAATTACCCGTAGGTGCAAGCGTATGCATCTCAATGATGCAGACACCAAGAAGGTGATAGGCATCGCAAAGAAACAGTGGGACAACGCCACTGTATACAATATTACAGTTGTATGTGATTCCATTCTGAAAAAGAAGAAGGAGCTCGAGAAGTTGGTAAAGGATTGTGGCATTAAGTCTGCATGTATTACTAACTCTACAGCATTCTTTAAGGATGTGCCAGCAAGTGTGGTAGCAAAACTGCGTGATCTTGTAGGTAATGCTACATTCTATCAGTATCGTTCTGATGATAAGTCTCCATTCGAGGAGGCTGGCATAGATATGTCAGGCAATCACAATAAGCACAAGAAGGGAGGTGATCCTCATACTATCGAGTGCTCAAAGAACGCTAGTGTGAACTTCTACAATCTCCGTAAAGCTAAGAAAAAGGCTAAGGAGACGCTCGAGAAGAACACGTATAACTTCCGTCACGGCTCTAAGGCTGAAGGACGTAAGCTTCGTCGTGTACTCAAAGTTAAGGCTAAAGCCGTAAACAAAAAGCCTACACAGGTTAAAGAAATTAAACAAAAAACAGCTAAACAAGCAGCTTAATCATAGGAGGCAACGTTATGAATACCCAGAATAATCAATATTTGGACGATTATGTTGAAAAATATCGTGACATCAAAGAGAAGTGGCTTAAGGACTTTAACAAGTCTCATGGAACTACTTCTAAGTTCTGTAAAGAACATTGTATCCATGGTCTTTCCCGGAAGAAACCTTGGTTCATACTACTCAAACGTGATTCGATAAAAATTGAATCTCGCAGAAAGGTTACGAAACTTAACCATACCGAGCTTATGGAAGGGTATGTTCAACACAAGTTGCAGAAATGGGAGCGAAAGCACCCGTGCCCGGTTAAGAAAGACGACTTGTTCTACGCGCAGCAGTTCCCAGTTTGGGAATCAGAAAAGAATGCTGCAGAAGAACATATTAGAGACTTAGTTGTCGCTAAATATGACAAATTACAACTTGTAGGACGATTCAAGAATTCGGACGACAAGTTTACTGAGCAGGAAGTTGCTCAGATAAAAGACAATGGCGAAACTGCTAAACATGGAGGAGTAAACAATCTTCCAGAAAGTAGTAAAGTCATCAAGATGGCTCGTAAGGAGACAAACAAGGTAAAAGCAAAGCGCAGTAATCTTGTTTGTACAAACCTTAAAGACCATCGCAAGAAGACGGGACGACTCCTGTTACCAGGCGCAAATAAGATGCGAATGGCAGCTTAAGGCGTAACTTCTTCAAAACCGACCAGGACACCACTGGTCACCCTAGTGTGCTCCGAAAGGATATGACTGCGAGGTGCAAACCCTCACTAGGGAACTATGATAGTAAAGGAAAGACCAGTAGTTCTATATGACATAGAAGTTTTTCCAAACTGTTTTCATTGTACTTGTAAAGATTCAGAGAGTCATAAACTATATAAATTCGAGATATCCTGTCGTAAAAATCAACTAGAAGAACTAGTTGACTTCTTCTACACAAACAGAACTGATCATATAATGTGCGGCTACAACAATAAGCATTATGATGACATAATCATAAGTTACATTATACATTTCTGCAGTAGAATGAAGCGACTAGGATACTCGAGAATTTGTAGTTCTCTCTACTATCTTAGTAAAGAAATAATAAGTTCGGAAAAAACAGGAAATATTGATAAGATTAAAGTGTACAAGTATTCAAACTACTTCTATTCATTTGATCTTATGTTGATGCTCTATAGTGCCAAACAACAGAAAAGCTTAAAAGAAATAGAAATACTCTTACATATGCCAAATGTACAAGAGTATGAAGGAAGCTTTGATATGCAGATCACAGAATGTGATATTGACGCTATGATAGAGTATAATGTGAATGACGTAGAAGCTACTGAGACTTTGCTTAATAAAGTAAAAGAAGATGTAGAACTACGTCTTGAAGTGGAAAAAGAATGGGGGTTTGATGCACTGTCGATGAGTGGTGTACGATTTGGAGAAGAAGTACTCTTGCGAAAGACTTTAGACATTACCAACACAACAAAAGACGAGCTGAAAACTCGTGCTCGAAAAGTCGGAAACATTCGCCTAGGTGACATCATACTCCCATTTATACAATATTCTAATCCAAAGTTGAAAGAAGTCTTATTGGATGTAAAGAATGCTACTTGCAATGCAAGTAAGTCTGATAAGAAACAAGAAAACTATGAGAAGAAGTTTGTTCTCTCAAACATTTGCTACTCTATAGGTGAAGGTGGTATACACACCATCAATGAGCCTAGAGTCTACAAACCTACAGCTGAACAGTTTATAGGACACTCCGACGTTACGTCTATGTATCCTTCGTTAGCCATTATAAACAATTGGCTTCCGGTTCACTTAGGAGAAGATTTTTGGAATGTGTACAGCGCTCTATACAAGGAGCGCTTGGCTGCCAAACGTAATGGAGAGTTATTAAAGTCTAAGGCATTTAAACAGGCTCTTAATGCTCTTACAGGAAAGATGCAACAAGAAAGTAGCTGGGCTTATGATCCACTTAACGTATACAAGATACGTATAAATGGGCAACTTATACTACTTATGTTAGTGGATAGGCTTCTAGAATTGAATTGTAAGATTGTACAAGTCAATACAGATGGTGTCGTCTACATTGCCGACAAATCCGCCCGCTTCGCAATAGCCGATGCAATTAAGGAAGTTGAGCAATTAACCCAGTTAACATTCGAATCCGATGATTACGAGTCGTTTTATCAGTACGACGTGAACAATTACTTTGGTGTTCGCAAAGGATACTCCCAATCTGGAGATCAAAGACTGATAGAAAAGAAAGGCAAGTTTATCACAGAAATTGGTCTTAACAACAGCATGACACCAGTTGTTATCTCCAAAGCTGTGATAAACTATTTTTTGAACAATGAACCGATAGACAAGTTTATTAAGAAGGATAGAGATATCCGTGATTTCTTGATGTCACAAAGCGTAAACAAGGAATCAAAAGTTGAATATGGAGGAAAACAAATTCAACGTATTAATAGATATTACGCGTCAAGCAGTGGCTATTATCTTATGAGAATTAAGGACAAAATGTACGAAAATCGTTCTGAAACAAAAATAACAGAATATGGAGTACGAATTCTTAACAAGATAGATGCCACACCAATAGAGAAACGTCATCTGGATTACCAATACTACATTAGCAAAGCAAAAAAGATAGCTAGTGAGTTTGTTAATCGCCAGTTGACAATATTCGATGATTAATCGTTTATCAACGTATATAAGATGATTATTGAACTAAACACAAAACTCCTGGACATTCCAGGACTAAATTCAAATCAATTAATATTCCTAAGTTTGGTATTGGATAAGAATCAAAAAACTTATAATCAAGACGTCCGCAAAATTGTCAGCCTAGTTAGCGACGAAGAAATATCAAACTTAATTTCTCAGGGACTTATTACCTCGATCGAGAGAGGTAAGTCAATTACATATCATGCAACAGATACACTTAAGGATATAGTTCGACCTAAACAGGACTATTTCGATCTGTTCTATGAAATGTACCCAATATACGTTCTACGACCAGATGGTACAAAAAACTATCTGAGAGCCAACGTTAACAAGTGTAGACATTTATTTAATGTTTATGTAGGTCAAAGCGAAGCTATGGCTCAACATCTTATTCAGTGTCTCGACTTCGAAATGAAGAAAAAGACTAACGAGGGTAAACTAAGTTATATGAAGACGATGTGGAGATGGCTCGTAGACCATCAATGGGAAGAATCTGAGGAAGAAATGCAAGACAACTCTAAAATTGAGGAATCGACTTATGGAACAGAACTTATCTAATCTTATAAGACCAATGTCAGTTGTAGCCCAAGAAGCTATAAACTATATATCTGGTCGTAGAGATCATTCTATAACATCTCTAAAGACTAGATGGGCTAAGTTTAATAAGCAGTGTATGGGAGGTATTGAACCTAATACCGTTTACACCATAGCTGGTATTTCAGGAAGTGGTAAGAGCTCATTCGCAAATGAGATCTCAACTGATATTATTGATTTGAATCCTGGTGAAGAAATAGTGATTCTGATTTTCTCGTTAGAGATGGTTGGATTTAGGCAAGTTGGAAGAACGCTTTCTAGTAAGCTTAGGAAAACGACTTCGACTTTGTATAGTTCGGAAACGGACCTAGATGACGATACCTTCAGAAAAGTCATTTCAGTATCTAATCAACTAAAGGAGTATCCTATATGGTTTGTAGATAATCCTACAACTCCCAAGGAAGCAGAAGATATTATTAAGTATTTCTATAATATATACATAAAGGGTACCGATAAGCATTTTGTGATAATGTACGACCATGCTCTATTGACGAAGCCGATAGGCAGCGTTATAGAAACCATGCAGGAACTCGAAAGAGTTTTCATAAGTGCCAAAAAGTATCCTATGACATCAGTGTTACAACTAGCACAGATGAATAGAAATATTGAATCACCAGAAAGAATAAACAATCCTTTGTCGCATTATCCTATGAGAAGCGACATTTCATCTGCTGACGCTTTATTTCAAGCTAGCGATTATGTTATAGTCATTCATAGGCCTGAAATTCTTGGAATACAAGAATATGGCCCGAGCCATTTACCTACTCAGAACAAGGTGTATCTACACATCTTGAAGAATCGAGACGCAGGAAAGCCCTGCATACTTGAATTCCAGAATGACTTAGCGTATAACAACTTGATAGAAAGTTAAGCAATTAAAATTTAGGCTGAATTATGACAACATACGATATTAAGTTTACTGACAACAACATTAAGAACACTAACAATGGTAACATTTATTCTCAGATTCTCGATGATATTATTCTTTCTACTGTAAAGAAGAATAACTCTTATTTGTTTAACACAAAGAAGGAGGACGACGATCTGATTGATGCCATGTTCGACGAGTTGGATCATACTTATATCTACAAGCCTCTGAAGGGCGACACTTTGTTCGCAAAGGCTTGTGATATTCTTGCTAACTATGGCAAGAAGAAGAGTATTATGAAGGGTATTAAGCTCGGTAAGATTTACCGTCTTGAGAATGGTCTCCCTGTCATTTTCTACAATGATGAGATTCAGATTGGTACCGACATTTATAGTTACTCTGATTTTAGTGATTACAACTTCATCTCTTCACTTAGTCCAGAGATTAAGAAGACAATCATTAATATTAACATTAAGCTTTAATTAAAACTTTTAGTATCATTGTATCATGAGTTTAACATTACCTACTAGTAAAATTCCTGCAGTTTCTGAAAATCCTAGATATCTTATACTCTATGGTCTTCCAAAGGCTGGTAAGACATCTTGTCTTGCACAGCTGGATAATAACCTTATCATAGACCTTGAGGGAGGCTCTGTCTTCGTTGATGCGATGGCCATCCAGTGTCGTACGATCAATGATTTAGGAGAAGCAGCAAGTGCCATTCGTGCCAAGAATAAAGAAGTAGGCCATAATTTCTATAAGCATATCACTATCGATAATGCTACACGACTTGAAGATATTTGTATGAGCTATGCTTGTACACTCTATCGCCAAACTCCAATGGGTAAGAAGTGGGACGGCACAGACGTAACCACCTTGCCTAACGGTGCTGGATATAAGTATCTTAGAGACGCAGTAAAGAAGGTAGTTGATATGTTCCGAGATTTGTGTGACGAATTTATTCTTGTAGGTCACGTTAAAGACACCGTAACTGAAAAGGATGGTGTTGAAGTTTCTGCAAAAGAGCTCGACTTAGTTGGTAAGCTGAGTAAAATCGTATGTGGATTAGCCGATGCGGTTGGTTATGTATATCGCAAAGGAAATGAAACGCATATATCCTTTAAAGGTGGTACATCTGATACCATCATGGAGGCTCGTGCAAGACACATAGCCGGAAAGGATATCGTTATTGCAGAAGGTAATGAAGATGGGACGCTTACAACACATTGGGATAGAATATTTAAGTAAATTGATATATCGATCTATTCGATCAGCAGCATACTATGCTGAGAATAAACTTGATATGTTAGCATTACGTATATTAAAATAATAGAGATTATGTTTAGTACAAAGACAGCCGCAATTAGCAACGAAGAATTTAGTAATAGTAGTTATATGCCAGTAGGCATCAACCAGAACGTCACTCTTAAAGAGGTAAACTGCAACAAGTCTCCTCAGGGTCTCGATTTCCTCGAGATCGTATTTGAGAATGAGAATGGTCAGACAGCTACTATGACAGAGTGGAAGAATACAAAGGGAATGTATATTAAGACAGATGAAGACTTGCAGAAGCGTGATAACGCTCAGTTTGGACGAGTTTGTCAGATTCTTGATTGTTTCTACCCACAGAGACCAGATGCAGAGCTTTCTACATTCAAGGAGATGATTGACTGGACAAAGCAGATGCTTGATCCTATGATTGCTACTAAGAAAAAGCTCCGTTTGAAGGTTATCTATGACAAGAAGGGCTATACTCAAGTAAGTAAGCTCGGAATCTTCGTTGAAGACATGTCTAATACAGATTCGCAGATTAAGCTCTTTAAGAACGATCTTATGGAGCGTCCAGTTGTTGCCGATAAGGAGAACAACGATCCGCTTAACGTGCCACCAACCGTTACTCCGGAAACTGCGGATGCAGCAGGCGCATCAGATCTTCCCTTTTAAGGAGTTTACGCCTGAAGAAATAGAAATATTACTTGATTGTATGAAATCCGGTAGGTGGTTTTTATATTGCCTACATAGCAGGAGTGCCAAACTATACAACAAGTGGTTATACCCAGGGAGGTAATACTGCCATGAAAGGGTATTGGTGGAGCTAGGTAATTCAGTTACCCTTTGGAGGTGAAATGCCTCCAATAAGGCTCGCAGGGTGTCGTGAGACACAAGCATGGACGTATGCGAAAACAGATCCAAATCGACGTTTTAATCATGTTTTGTTATATAGACAAAAAGTCCAGTAGGGTTCGAATCCCTACAGAGCCACAACATTTCTGATGATAAGAAGAGCTACAGCTTGTGAAAGTAATAGCTCTGTCCGCCTGTGAAGGCCGATATTATCTATGATGCACAGTTTACCTGGCATCAGATTTCATACGCGTGTACGCTACGTAAGTGCGGGTTTGAATAACCTAAAGTCCGAGCTTAGCATCTCCGTAAACTGCTATACGTCCGTCAACGTAGACCTGAGCATGTCATTAAACTGCTCAATTTGTATCTTTAATAGTAGGTGGTAAGCTATATCATTGTGACAGGATGAAGACATGGTTCGATTCCATGAAGATACGCTAACTTATAAGTTATGTATAGTACTAGAACAGCGATTACTATGTCCTTGAAAGATATCTTGGACAAAGTAAATGATTTAGACATCTATACGTATTGTCTAGGACAGTTCAAAGTTGGAAAACTCATGAATAGTCCTTTAAGGTCTGGAGATAAGAATCCTTCATTTGGAATATTTCATTCTAAAACAGGAGGGTTATTATGGAAGGATCTTGGAACTGGAGAGTGCGGAAACTCTCTGAAGTTCCTAAAAGAATACAAAGGTATAACGACTAGAGAAGAGCTTGAACGAGAATTATTGAGAATCGTACGCAGAATAAATCCTAATACAACCGTAAGGACAAATACGTACGATAAGCCGAAAGGAGATACAGATATCGGAATAGTTCGACAGCCGTTTACCAATGTAGACAAACAGTACTGGAAACAGTTCGGAATACATATTGATACTCTAAAAAAGTTCAATGTGTTTAGCATTAAATACTTTCTTTGTAATAGTATCGTCCGAAGTATCTACAAAGAGAATAGTCCTATGTATGCATATAAAGTGTATGATAAGTTTAAGATTTATCGTCCACTTGCTTCCAAGTTTACTAAATGGCGTACCAATCTGACGAATCGGCACGTACAGGGATTATCCGAATTGCCTAAGGAAGGAGGCGACCTACTCATAATAACAAAATCACTGAAAGATGTGATGTGTTGCTACGAGATGGGTTTTAATGCAATAGCTGCTGCTAGTGAAACTGTGTTTATACCTGAAGATATACTAAGGTCTCTACGTTACAAATGGAAACATATAGTTATACTATATGATAGAGATCAAACCGGTATGCTTAAGGCTAGACAATATAGTAAGCAATACAAAATAGATGCTTTTTTCATTAATAAAAAATTTAAAGCCAAAGATCTATCAGATGCTGTTCGTGACAACGGATTTAGCACCATGAAAGACTGGTTAACAAAAACGTTACAGAAATATGATTGATGTAGTAATAGGATGCCTATTAGGTGTGCTGGGAGGTGCAGTAATGTCTCCTCTATTGCATAAATGGCTTACAAAGAAGCTGACTAAGAAAATTCGTCTCGACAAAGGTGGATTTATGCGTATTTATCTTCCAAATAAATTGCAAATGACTATCTGGGATAGTTATAGCGATGATGGATGTATATGCGTATGCGTTCATCCTGGAGGTGAACAAAAAGTAACTGATGGCGAAATTGTCTATTTTAATAGAACTTCTGTATCCAAAATAAGGGGAAAGAATTTTTATTATGATAGGCAAGAAATCTAAAAAGAAATCCAAAGGCAGAGTACGGAATGCGACAAAAGTCGATAAGTATGGTCTCCATTTTAGGAGTAAACTCGAATGCTATACTTATGAAGCTTTTATGAAAGCTGGAATACCAGTTAAATATGAGCCAAAGCATTTCGTATTACTGGACAAATTCGAGTATTTAGGTGAAAAAATAAGGCCTCTAACATATCTACCTGACTTCATAGGAAATGGGTTTGTAGTAGAATGTAAAGGCCTTATGGGAGATTCATTCCCTCTTAGATGGAAATTGTTTAAGCATTATCTTAAGCGACATCGAAGTAAAATGAAATGTTATCTCGTACGTAACCATGAACAGGTAGACGAGATGATAGAAGAGATAAAAACCAATATTTGAGTATTATAATATCAGTAAATATGGAAAAGAAATTTTTGAAAGTAGGTAATAATATAAACTTTAAGTTTAACACAGATGGTCTTGAGTATGATTTGATTCCAGGAACAGTTTACAATATTATTGTAGACCGTTATACTGACACCGTATCATTACAAGAGTCTGGTAAGTTACCTTTACCTTCTAAGGTATATTGTACATCGCGTGATGAACGTTTCATAGACAAAGTTGTTAATAGTTATAACCTGTCTGAGAGCGGATTTACTGGTGTAATGCTTGCAGGATTGAAGGGATCAGGAAAGACAGTAATGGCTAAGATGATTGCCAATAAGAGCGGTCTTCCAATTGTGAACATAGACAAAAACATACGTCCACATATCCTTCGAAATATTGTAGAGATGCTCGGTGACACAAGTGTTTGCTTCTTGTTTGATGAGCTTGACAAAGTTCTTGCAGATTACGATGATTCTTTCTTATTACAGGTATTGGATGGTTCTGATACTAAGGGTAAGCATATGATTTTGTTTACCTGTAATGATGACAGTGAGATATCAGAGTATCTGATAGACCGTTGTTCTCGTATTCGCTATTGGCGTGAGTTTGAAGAAATGTCTCCATCTCTTATAATGGAGGTATTAAATGACAAGCTTAATGATAAGAAGGAAGTTAAATCTTTAACAGACTTTATTAAGGATAACTTCGAGGTATGTAGTTTTGATAACATTGTTTCTTTCGTAAAGGAAGCTAACAATTATCCTACTACTACATTCGAAGAGTTGTTTGAGGATATGAACCTTTCTTCAAAAGGTACTATAAAGCCTCACGCTCGTTCTTGTAAAGAAAACAATCATAAGAACTTTAAGAAGAAATTAACTTCAGATGATTGCTGTTGTGATTGTTGTTGTGCAGGATGCTAATGATTACACCAAAGTACAAAATACCGGAATACGACATTCCATACTACGAAGATAATACACGTATTAGTAATAGTGCGATAGGCTGGTTCTTGAATAAAGGGCCGGCCTATTTTCGTAATATGCTGGATGGTAAAGAGAAAGGCTTAGATTTGCCACAGTTACGTAAAGGAACCATGATACATGAGTTCCTGCTTCAGCCAGATCAGTTCTGGAATGATTACGTTCTGTTCGATGGTGAAAAGCCTAAAAGTGCGCAAGCACAAAAGTTCTGTGAAAACTTAATAAATACCGTTGAAATAGAGCTAAATAAACAGCTCTCAGAAGCCTATCGCAAGTCATATAGTATAGTTGGCAAGAGTGAAGATAAAATCCTCTCAGAAGCGCTTAAAATAAGCGTAGAGTATAAGGATTATATCGAAGCCTTAAAAACGAACAAGATACTTATATCTGAATACGATTTAAAGCAACTTGATACTATTAAGAATAATGTGCAAGCTCACAAATTAGCATGCATACTGTTGCGAAAATCTGGAGAATACGGCTTTACTCATATATATCATGAATTCCAAATAAATTGGGATTTTCATTTACCGTTTAAGTGCATTAAATGCAAATCTTTATTAGATAGTTGTACATTCGACTTTCAAAACAAAGTATGTACAATTATGGATATCAAGACTACGGCCAAACTGTGGCACTTTGAGGACAGTATGAAAGAATTTGACTACTGTAGGCAATTGTGCTTTTATAAGGATGCTGTATATTGGTATCTTGCAAATGTACTAGGAATAACTGATGAATTTAATAAATGGAGATTCGAGTTTTATATTATTGCTATTAATACAACAGGCAGTAATGAAATAAGGGTTTTCAGATTGGATTCATCTCAAGTTTGTTCTAGAAACGATGTAATAAATGATGCGATGACAGAAATAGCATGGCACATGGATAAAAATCTGTGGGAACATGGTTATGAGTATTATGCTGGAGACGGTAGCGAAACTTTAAACCTATGAGTAAATTTGCAAAGGTAGTAATGCCTTTGATTATGAATGATATTAAGCTAGATGACTTCTCTGAAAAATCAGGGTTTGTAGATATCTATACATATGACCCTGACAATCCAGGAGATTATCGTAGTATCTACTTCGTTGTTAATGACGATGTACGGAATGTTTTGTCTATAGACAGAGCACGACGTTTTGTTAAATCACCTAGTTTAAAAGGCGTTTATACTAAACGGTGCAATAATATGCCATACATGGTGTATAAGTTTAGTATGACGCCATCAACATATAAGATGAAAGATGGAGTAATCTCTCCAACGCTAGAAGAAAGGGCTCGAATTTTGCAGTTTTGGGGCATTACTTCAGATATAGGAAGATTATTGCTATGTAATAGCACCTTGTCTGTAGAAACGGATTACGCTATGCCGTTAGCAGACGAGGCTCCACTCTTTTTAGAAAACCTTATATAACAAAATAGGGGAACAGTACCTTATCGGTATTGCTCCCCTATTTTGTTTGGTTTAGTTTATGTGAAATGTCTTAGTACGCGTTTATTTTTAAGGCGCTGGTGGTGGAGGTGGTGGTGCAACTGGAGCAGGAGGCGGTGGTGGTGGAACTAATCCATTACCATTATTCTGTTCTCCATCTTTCCATGTGTATCCACCCATCTTAAATACAGTTCCTGTTACGGTATTATCGAAATACCATCTACCAACCTTATCGTTACCTCTACTTGAACCCCATGTTTGTATATTGTTGAGGACACCAGAAGCAGTCATTAACGACCTTTGCCAACGTGGAAAATATTTATACTTAGAGTCAGACGAAATAATGTCAGTCGGGTTATTTCCTGTTAATCCAGCAGCATCAGCAATAGCTGTAGGTATCTCTGTGAATTTTTCTACAGCAGATGTTACTGTTGTAGCAGATTTAACCATATCTACAAACTAATAAACATTATATAACTAGAATTGTGAGTCAATAGTTCTAAACATACATTGATCTATAAGTCTAAGATAAATCTTCTGGTCTATAAAGTTCTTTATTGTAGGTAACGAATCTTCGTAGGTCTTAGGTTTTAGATCTTTTGTATCTTCCTATACGTATCTATGGAATGCCATCCACCCTACAGAAAGCAACGCAAGACAAAGACCCCATGTCAAAAACTCTCTAAGAGACTTAACTTCATTCTTGTTAAATTTAACTGGATCAGCAAGCCTGGCTTGACGATTAAACATATATTGATTAAACCATTTAAGCTGTGTGTGTGCTCCCCTCATAAGGTTTACGAGTACCGCCGGATTAGCCTCACCGGTGCTATAATCATACATGCATCTCTGTGCTTTCTACTCGTTTGTTAGAGGTTTACGAATAGTTTTAGTTTTAATAGTAGTGGTACCACCTCTCTATACAGTTTCTTTTACCTATTCAATCTCTCTTACAACGTTATCTGGAGTATATCCTGCAAACCAGTGCTCTGCTCTACGTATAAAGAAATTACGCATTAAAAAGAAGAATTTATGCAAGACATTGTTACTAACAGCTGATTGGTCGTTCTTTGGCGAGTTACCATTAAGCAATGACATGGTTTGCTATATGGTAGCAGATAACTTACTATCCTACACCTAAGCATTAGTATATGAAGGTTTAATCTTTGCTATACCATGATCAAAGTAGTACGCATTCCACATAGATTCTCCACGGTTATCTTTCCAATCTCTATTAATCTCTTTCTATGTAAGACCACTATTTACCATTAACCTATCAAACTCAGTCTTCGTATAAAAACCTTCTTTAACAATAGAATTTCCAGGATAATATTTCTTTGCATTATATGTGGCTCTTTGTGCGAGCATATTCATCATATAATCACTCATTGTATATCCACCTGTAGCGGATTGCTTTAAAGCCTTTGTGATTCTGTTACGATAAGTATCTTTAAATGTCTCATCGTTTGTCCTAACTAGACCATCTTTCTACATCATGGCCACAGCTTTACAATTTGCTATGGGGTTACCAATATTTGCCAAAGCTTTCATAAGATCAAATCCTGTATAAAGGTACGCTTTCATAAGGTCTCTAAAACCAAATTGATCATTTCTAGCAGCCTACGCAGGCATCTGCGTAAAAGAGTCCCATACACCTACAAACATTGATGGAACGTTGGCAGCAAGCATAAGATAAGCAGAAACACCTCTTGTTTTATTTACGAGTTTTGCCGCTGCTATTGCTTTCTTTGAAGGCTTTTCTCCAGGATTATCGTTCGTTTCTCTAGATTCATAAAACAATTGTTTTAACATCTTAGCATATCGCTCTTGCTGTCTAGTGCCAGTTCCTTGATGTTCGGAATCTCTTGTTTCGTCAGACAAGTTATAACCCAATGTCTCAAGTTTAGCTTGTACTTTAGATTTGTTTACAAAGTTGTTAGCCATATTTACAAACATACCAACAGTATAAGCTAGATCTGAACTAATCATAGAAGGTTCTTCCATTTCATTTATAAAACGTGTTGGAGCAGTTTTGAGAACCCATTTACCATTACGCTGTACGAAATCGCCTTCGTCTCGCATGCTTGTATCATCGGACGTAGCGCCAGTTGCATTTTGAAGTTTGTTCTTAATGAACTTTTTAGGACTACCCAAGGCTCTATATCTCTTCATGCTAGACGTTCCCTCAATCTACGGAAGTTTAAATCTATTATACGATGGATCTAGTCCAAGCTTATCCCATTGCTATTCCATAGTTTGTACAAGAAGATTATAATACTAAGCTCTAGCGTCACCATTCTGTATAAATTTAACAAAGTCTTTATCTCCATACTTATCAAAGTCTGGCTACAAACCACTTCTGTCACCATCATAGAACTTATCGTCGTATATAGAAGATGTAGATGATCCTTTCTTTGTTGTAAAACGACCTTTAGGTATATACCTAGATGTAGTCTAATTATTGCCAAATGTAGCTCTCTTTGGAATTATCTGAGAGAATATTGTAAGAGGTACTTGTTTTGATTTCATAGAACCATCATTACCTTCCCATGTCTTTGTGTACATAAGAATGTTCTCGGCTATCCATCTCTCTACTGACTACCGATTACCACCAAGTGTAGAGAAGTCTATTGCTATTTTACCATCAAGAGATATATACCTAGGCATTCTGCCATCAAGAGCTGCATCTGTGTACTGTTTAAGTATATATTCAAACCACGACATAGGTTCTACGCCATTTGGATTATTTCGTGGATCAAACTTTGTTACACCATCTTTAGCTAGTTGCATTCCAGATGGATCAGTATAAGGAACTTCTCTAATATCAAAAGCATCTCTAAATTCTTCTGGGTCTATACCAGTAGCATTATTCTCTTCATTATTTTTAATATCAGCGGATCTTGAATAGAACCACATATCTGGTATCTTTACTGTACCATCAGTCTGTTCAGAGAAGATTACATTACTAAAATCTTTAACGAAGCCATTCTTTGTTTTAATAAGCCTCTTCATTGAGTTCTAGAACATTCTCTACAGACTTTCTTTAGCAGACTTATTTTTTCCAAAGATGTATTCAAGATATTCTGGGTTTATACCATATTCAGAATTGGCATCAATAAACTTATATAGATCCTGCGTGGTCTTTTCTCCAGATTTAATCTAATCTACTATATTCTGATATTCTTTATCAAACTCCTCAAAATCTGTAGAATAATCAGTTTGTTTAGCTAGCCAGTTATTCCAAGACTATATCTCAAGAGCGGTTTGTAACTCATCCCCTTCTTTGAGATTACCTTCTTGATCAAACGGATTACCTAGGTCTTGCAATGCATCCTTCCACATCTACAGTTTTTGATAATCGTGCGGATTAAGTTTTTCTGGGTAGGATAAACCAGTCTACTTATCTGAACATTTCTATAATAGATAGTTAAGTTGATCTTGTATATACTGCTGCCTAGAAAGCGTTCTTGGAGATAAACCGTGACCAGTTCTAGTCTTTGGATCATAAGGTTTACTAAGACGCTCCATAAAGTATGTCTTAGAATATCTTCTGTGTGCGTGATCACATAGCCATTCTTCGTACTTTCTTTGATATGCTACATAGTTTGGTTCCTAGTTTCCAATCCACTGCTCTTCTTCTACAGATGATTCTGTATCACTTCTTAAAGTTTCTCCAGTGATTGGATCTTTATAATAGAAATAACCATATTTGTCTTGCCATTCTTTATTAAGCTTCTCTTTGAAGTTTTCCTAGTCTTGTTTAAACTAACCTCTATTAACAGCAGATCTAAATAAGCCTGTAAACTCTCCTTTCTTAGGACCGTCTGTATATCTCTCCATCAACATTGTCTACCAATTTCCTGGAGTAAGATCATCTATGATAGAATTAGCTTTATCAAAAGCCTTTGCTATCTACTACATAACAGGAAGAGATTCTTTTCTAGTCTATTGATCAGCGTCTTGTATCATCTAGAACGCTTGACGAATAATTGGGCTGTTCTATCTAGAGTAATTAAAGAATAATGTAAGTTTGGACTCATCTCCATACATATCGTTTTTATGAAGCCAGTCTTTAGCTACCGCCTTGATTTTGTTTCTCTCTTCTTCAGATTCGTTAATATACTTATCTACATTTTCGTCAACTATTTTATCTGCTACAATTTGTGCAGCATCTTTCCATAATTGATTGATCTATCTTACTGTAGCATTAAGTGTATCGACATCAGCTTGGTCTCTAGCATCGAGGTCCATCTAGTTATCAGACAATGTTTTGACAAGATCATTATAGAAGTCTATAATATTAGACTTCATATCGTGTATCTATTCAGCTGTAAGACTATCGAAATTATTCTTCTAACATTCCTATAAGAAGCCTAAAATGGTATCTCTACGAGCCTACAAAATAGTATTATCAATAGGATCGCGCGCAAATACACCAATTGTCTTTAAAGCAGATTGTATAGCTATTCTTGAAGACTCTTTCTTTTCTTGTGACTTAAGTTCCTGTATTGTAGACCATACCTAGTCTTCTCTACGCTATCTATTAGCGCCCTTATTAAGCTATTTTTTATAATCCTTGTACAATCCCTGGAAAAGCTCAGTTATTCTATGATGTATCTAATTAACCTTATCTTCAGAAGCTTGTATTGAAGCCAATCTATCTTTAGTTTCTTTATCAGTTATATTGTCTTCTTTCTATTCGTTGTGAGACATAACTGTAAACAAATCGTTAACAGCTGCTTCGTACACATTATCTGAACCAATAAAGTCTTTATAACTTGTAAATATCTAAGAATATATTTTCTTTATAGCCTGTTTAATTTTTTCGAACAATGTTTGTTTGCGATTATATTGTATAGACTTTAATTTTTCTACAAATTGAGCATTGCTTAGTTCTGCTACAAATTCATACACGTCGCTCAAACCGTAGTCCTACGCATCTTTCCCAAGAGCTTTCTTTGTTTTCTAGTAGAGATCTGTAAATGATTTTCTTACTCTAGAATCATTATGTATGGAATGTTCTGTTATTGCATGCAGCATTTCATGAACGATTGTCTACACTTCAGGAGTCTATGACTTACTTTCGTTTCTAAATCTAGCATTTTTGTTTATACGGATAACCTTATCAGCTCTGTCATAATGTGCTGCTTCACCTCCAGGAAGATTGTCTACTATTTCATACGTAATTCCAGTCTGTTTGTCATCGAAGTATCTATTTACGGCAGCCATTACAAGCTTTAAAGCCGTACTAGACACTCCGTTTTTGTGAGATTTTAGATACTGCTATAATATAGGTATATCTCCTTTGCTAGGAATATTTGACAATCTAGAAGATGCTCCCATATTTGATTCTCCTTGAGGAGATATGTACATATCATCTGGATTAGCAAATTGTCCATTATTAAATACAGATTTTACCTATGAGTTATCTATACATTCGTATACAGTGTGCGGCTCTGGATTTTCAACTCTTGCACCATAATCTATTACATTATTAATTACAACTCCATCGTAATCAAAATCTGCATTAAATAATATTGGAACAGAATCTACTATACTTTGTGCAAAATTAATTAACTCTCGTTTAAATATATCTTCTTCATGTAATGAAGAATTACCAAAATAGATTAAAATTTGTAATTCGTTATTATACACAACGGAAATTCCTCCACTTTCGTAGAAAAATCTAAATTTTCCAAACCTAGCGTTGCCTTTGCTTCTAATTTCTTCTCGTATTTTTTTAATTGTAATCTAATTTGCTCTTATTAATTTAATAATATTTTTCGCACTATTTATCTTTGCCTTTTGATTACGAAATAAAAATAAATCTTGAATATCTCTAGTAGTTGCTATTATTCCATCTGTGCTAATATTACGCCATTCGGAACCATTGGCATCTATAACTTTTGGATTTTTAATATTTAAATAATCAACCTTTGTATATGGTAAATTATCTTCATTGTAATAATATCCAAGTCTATTGCCCTCTTCTTTTTCTTGAGATACAGGATTATATGTAGCCGACATTTGGTACGAATCAGTATGATATATAGCAGTCTTAATACCTTCTATATTTGTATCAAATTTATTGAAATTAGGATTATATCTGCTATTTACTGTATGATATGTTACCTACGGTTCTCCGTTCTAATCAACAACTTTAGACACATTTTCTTTATCTTCAGATGTCCAGTCACCAAACCATTTAAGGAATTCGTCAGAATATACTTTTGCTTTAAGTATAAGGGCTTGCGTTCTGTCTCCGTTTGCAACATGCAATAGCTCTCCAAATAATATAGAGTCGGCGCCATTTGGCGCCTTATCTATACTATATCCATTATTTTTGCTCCAGAGTAAATACGCAGTATCCTCACCGAACAAATCTTTTAATTCACCAAATTCCTTGGCTACTTGTTTATTATGTAAATTAGGACATATTTCTTTCATTATTTACCTCCTTTGCAATGTTTTCTAATTCTTTCAGCTTCTTCTATATCTTCTTTAGTAAGATTAATCTATGCTAAAGCCTACTTCTACTGTTCTTCTTTAATTAGTGTATTAGCGTAATTATCATCTACAACACCCTCTATAGATAATCCGTAGCCAGTATAACCAGCTCTTGTATTTTCCTAAACTGTTGATTTTATGTTAAATCTAGAAAGTAATTGCAGGCTAAGCCATTCAGCAGCCTCTCTAGGTAATGCTGCCTTACCAAGAGCTATAGCGGATGGGAATACAATTGGTTTACTATTATCTATTCTTGCAAGCATATGGTTAACCCATGATTTAAATGCCATTATATCACCTTGGTTATCCTAGAAGCAGCCGTCTTTTGACAACCACTTACCAGAAGCGTCTTGCTGATTAACCTTTACTACAAGACCAAACGCATTTGGTGTAATTTTACCATCACTACCAGTTCTAATGCAAGCTTGATTTGTACCAGTGGCACCAGAACTTACATTTAATACTGGGTTCTAATTAGCGAAACCTTGCATTGATAAGCCTTGTGCTTTAGCATAAGCTTGAGCGTTGTCTGTAAACACGTATTGCACGTTAGGGTGTTGTTGAGGCTAATCTTTATAGAATAGCTATTTGCTTATATACACAGTCTATCCAGAATGACCTTTACCATCAAGATTAATATTGCTAACACTTTGTGTACTTTGTTGCTCTACAGCTTGGGATATTGTAGGATATTCTGAATTAGCATTATAGTACATCTAATTGAACCATGACACCCAATTATTGCGCTGCTCGTCAGTAATATTTGGATTCATTTGGCTAAGATAAGCCATGAGTTTATTAAGTTGGTTTTCAATAACTTCTTGACTCATAGGAATTCCATTTATATTTAGGTTAATATCACCAGCTTCGTAGATATTAAGACCATCTCTATCGGACCAGCCCCTCTTAGGTAATAACGCATATACGGCACGTTTGGATCCATTAATCATAGCTTCTCCAACCTTTTTATACAATGTGTACGACGTTGGATCACTATATACAGCTCCATCATTTCGCACTGATATATACAAAGCGTCGTGTTCGTGAGAATCCTTGCTAATTATTACAGCAGGAGAGTACTAAGCATTGAAAGCATAATAATAATCTTTGAATGTAGCCCTGCTTACCAAATCGCTATCCATATAGTTATTCTAAGCTATAAGATCGTGATCAATTTCAGGAGCTTCAAGTTGTTCTCTAATATAATCAGAGAATGGTACAGTACTCTCATCATGTCTAGCTTCGAGCCAACTCATAGGAATGTATTTAGCTATTTTGTTAAAGCCCTTTGTATCACCAGATGTAAGCATAGCGTACAATATAAGATCATTTGCAAATCTTCTAACATTAGCCTAAGGGTCATTAAGGAGTTCTTCCCAAGACTCTATAAACATATCAGCAGACATTTTGCTTTCATCCATACTATTAATAACGCTTATAAACTTAGGCTTATTGGTAAGTTTTCCATTTACGAAAACATCCTAATCCTAAATATATGGAGCGAGATGTGATAACAGATAATTATCCTTTAATCTACCCAAACCATATGCATCTCGCTGTATACAAGCCTATATAGAGTTAAGTCTATCAAATATTGTAGCATTACCATCGAATAAACCTTTAACATCAATACCTAAAGATTTAGCTAATCTAACAGCATATCTAGCCTTAATCTAACTACTAGCAGCCTACGATATTTTCTTCATAGTCTTAGCATTTCTAAGTAAGTCAGACTCCCTGTCGTTTGTCTTGTACTTAAAGTCATCGGATAAATTGATAAGCTGCTCCATAAACTAAGGTGTACCCTAGAATGATTGTCTAGCCATAACTCTCATAGGCTCTTGAATAGCATCTCTTGTTTTCTGCTCAATCCAAGTACCATGTATAAGATTGTTGATAGAATCCATATCAAACAGCTAATCAGTTTCTGGATTTGTAAGATTCTCATAACCTCTAAGATAAGCTTGCATTTCAAGGAAATTCTTACCTTGTTTACGAGTGTCAATCTTAGTATACTGTACCAAACTATTTAATGCATTAGAATACTTTTCAAGGCACTTCCATGCTATATAGCAATTAACCTAGAAAGCTCTAGCTTTTTCTCCATCTTCGGTCTAAGCATAGACTAAATCCGGATTCTTGGCTATCTTCTAAAGCATATCCATATTATTGAGTACAGAGTTTACTATCTATGCTCGTCTAGCTGGTTCGCCTTTAGATTTATTTGGTTCCGTAGCATCTTTAATATACTAATCGTCTATTGCCTTACCGGTAACACTAGGAAATATTTCAGCAAGCCTCTTATCTCTCATTTCAAACGCTGATTTAAATATCTTAGGATCTCTAGTAAACTGAGACTTAGCATCTATGTCAGCTTTAGCCATCTCTCTAATTATAGGCTGACACAAGAAGTAAAGCCCTTGTTTTCCTTTACCATTTCTAGCAAGTAAGTTGATCATATTATATGTAAACCCATTTACATTAAGCTTAGAAATATATGGATCTTTCACAATATCTACGTGTGCATTAATAAACGCTGACAGCCAAGATGAAATCTAATTGTTATCTTCGTCTAGAATCTAGTCAAAACCAGTGATACCTGTTATATTTGTAAAGCTAGACTCTTTAAATTTAACACCATACAATGTTGTAAGAATATGGTTTGTTACATTCAATGCGAATGGACCAATACCAGTCTTACCTGTAATGTAGTCGTTCTTACGAGTAACCTATTCGTGTAATGTGCCAAAGTTGTATGCTACACTCTTTGTATTACCCTATTCTGGAATTTCGTCAGCTATACTTGTTACAAGTTCTGTATCATTATCAATAGACTTATACAAGATGTTGAGTGATTTTTTATCCTTAAGTACTGTAAGAATACTTTCTATAATGCTATTCTATAATCCTTCTGCACTTTCTGGGTCAAATTCATATTTACCATCTTTGTTAACATTGTAACGTGCTAAATAAAGGTGGTCTATATCGAAATCAGAACCAGTTATCTTGGTAAACTCTGTTGGAAGTATTACTGTGGATTTAACAGCAGGTACAACATCTACAAAACGTAAAGCATGTATAGATGACTGAGCCTGTGTAGGAATACGATAGCCTATAGTATTAGACGTAGCATTTTCTCCAATTATATTGTGATCTAAAAGCCATTGTCTAGCTTCGTTGTAAGACAAGTTCTTTGGAAGTATATCCTAGAAGTAATCAATAGATATTACAGCATCCATAGAGCCCTCTTCGTTTATCATCTACAATCTTTTACCATTATAGACCTCCTATCCTTGTATACCGCCTTCTCCATTCTTTCCTTCGATAGCAAATACCGATCTCTAAATAAACGAACTACCAGGAGTCATGATGTCAATAATATCCTTATTAGCCGCAGATATAAGCATAGACTCCATCCAGCTAGCATCAGAAGTAGATGCAATAGGTGCATTCATTGAGCCAGTCTGTGGATTATATGTAAGAGCGTCTATGAGGTTCTTATTAGCATTTCTTGTACCAAGTTGTTCTATAAGATATTCGCTAAGCTTCTTTTGGTCTATAATACCATTAGAATAGAATCTGTCTTTAAACTTATCTACACCAAGTTTAGAAAGTTTGTTAATAGAACCCATAAGCTTATCTCTAAGCTGTTCGCCAGTCATATCGCCATACGTTCTATCGAGTCGCAAACTAGATAAACAAACCTTAATCATCTGTGTACCAGCTGCTACAACATCACCTTCCTCTGGGTCTGTATTAAGCTGTCTACGAAGCGCAGAAAGCCTCTGTGTATAAACATTCAGCGGCTTACTAATAGTCTCACCATCGAACTCAGAGTGCCCCTGTAGACCAACTTTTACAGCAGACGTCATAAGGAGATTATCAACTTTATTTTCTTTCATCTTATCGTACACATTCTTAAGTTTACCAGTAGCTATACAATCAAATATTGGGAACAACGCAAACTTATTATAGTATGGTACAGATAAGTTTGAAACTTTCTTGCCGTTTGTTGTGTGATCTCTAAATCCATATGCTGTATACTTAGTAGTAACAAGATTTACTTTGTCATATATAAGCTTATATGCGTCTTTTTGATCCATCCAAGAATATTTATCAGCGCTTTCAAGAATATTAATAGCTTTAGCTACATCATTTGTTAATGCACCTCTAGCTCTAAGCATTCTCTTACACATATCAGCCGTAATATACGAAGCACCATCAGCAACATTTATACCGCCAGTATAGGCTTCATAGAAGTTATTGGCTCTTGTTTCTATTTTCTTAACAGCATCTTCACCAAAGTCATCTACAAGCCTAGCTCTTACTGCGCCGATATCTAAATCATCAACACCTTTAAATCCGTAACGGTTTCCATAAATTTCCCTAAGCTCACCATCACGCATCTTCTCTTGAAGTTCACTCATAATATCAGCATTTGAAGCTACCTCATAGTCTGATATTTCAGCGCATCTATAAAGTTCTCCATCCGATCCGTCATAATTTGGTAAAGATGTAACGTTGTCATCACCAGTAGATACAAGACCACCAATACGTTTCTGAATATCTTCTACATTCTTAAAGAATCCAGGATTACCGATGTATAATCTTAAACTTTCCTCAGAGGAAATAATAGCCCTATTCGTTGCGTCTTGCAAGATAGCAGCGATAGCCATACTATGCGCTGTGCGCTGTAAATTTTGCGTATTAGGCGTTATTCCTTTCTCTGTTAGATCTTTATACATCTAAGCGTATAAAGTGCGTTCTACGACGTCTATTTGGCTCTGATTAAGATTTATATTATTAAGTCCAAGGTAACCAAGTTTTTCATCTTTAGATACAACGCCAAGGCTAACAGCTTTATCTACTTCGTTCTCATATTGCTCCTAAAGAGTTAATGACATTATCTATTCTTGTTCTTCTCTAGATTTGTCGAAGAATTGCTCATTAAGAGTTTTAAGCTGTTCATCAGGAGACATCTTGCTTATTTCGTAGCGTTTAATCTGTCCATCTTCATACACTCTAAGTGTTGTAAGTGATTTAAACTGAATACCACCAGGCTACTTTCCCTTCTTACCGATGTGATAATTCATTATCTTATCTTCATCATTAAGTACAGGTAAACCTTTAGGATTGTCTACAGGCAAGCCAAGTTGTTCTCTACAATCAAGTATAGCTTCACGTTCTGTATAAGCGTAGTCGATAAACTGGTTTAATACAGATTGATTAGGCTGTAAGTAATAGTGCGTACTATCTAAGAATACCATCTTCGGAGCACCAGATACAGTATAGGAGCCATTATCTGACTATTCGAATTCCATTCCTGGAATATTTATGCCACCAAGAACCATATATGTACCCTTATCAGCAAGAGTTGGAAATATACAATATCCATTCTGAAGCATTGCGAACTTATTGATATAATCTTCGGCTTCTACAAGATTGCTATACTTTGAACCATTATCTCCACGATTATCAGATTTAAAACCAATAGGGGTGTAAATACTAATGTTAAAATCCTCTCCGTTCTACAACTACTTAGCAACAATAGAACCCATATTTACGCCATTATTGTTCATAATATTGTAGCTAGACTGTAATATCGTTTTTACTACCATATTATTTTTATCGTGGCTATTAAGGTTCTCAGTAGTATTGCTAATACTGTTGTTCTATGACTCGTTATACAGCTTAGTACCATCCATTCCATTAGACATCTTATCTGTAGTAATCTTCATATAAGCTCCAGCCCAGTTACCTAATTCGCTAACAAAACCAGTCTTGAATATCTCGTCTATAGCTTTCTATGTTGTGTATCCATTAGTTTGTACAACTTTACCAACAGCATCAATAAAGCTACTAATATTAGATACACCTGTAGAAACAATCCACTTCTTAAGAGCCTCTCTACCAACGCCGTTATATTTTGTTGATAACATATGATCAAGCATCTCTTTGGTAAAGTTTATGCCAAGCATATTAAATTCTTTGCATATATCGTCCTTGAGTACTTCGATATCGCTATTAGATGCTGCACTCCTAATTCTTCCGTTTATCTTAAATTCGCTAGCAGAATCATTCAGTATCTACGACTGTAAATCAGAGAAGAACTGAGATATAAATCTAAATGCGTTTCTTGCCACAGTTGTAGGCATATCTACCTAAGTATTCTTTGTGTTATACTTTGTAGAAAGAAGCAATTGCCCGTTCTACCCAACTGATCTCTACAATAAGCCAGATTGACCAGAAGATAAGAACGAATTCCAAAGTTTAGGGTACATTCTTGCGTCTCTATCGAAGTTTGCATCAGATATTTTAACTTCAACGCCTCCGTTCTTATTACGTATAGACCTACCAATAATAAAGTTATGCTCATGACCTTTGATAGCTGTAAAGATTTGTATCATAAACGCTTCTTTATCGAAGTCTATCTTTTCAAGCTAATTATCGCCGTTGAATGTATAGATAGAATTGTATAGATCATTATACTTCTAATAGATTGCCATATACATAGGATTCTACGTAGATAACTCCTGCAGTCTATTTAATAAGTCTAAAGGCGTTTTAACATCATGTAATTTGCTAACAATTACATTAAATACCTACTTAATAGGCATAAATGTAGGAATGCCATATATGTTCTTAGATGTATCAAGTGTAAGTTTACCATTATCATCAAACTTGTAGTAAGGTATTGTAGCAAAGAACATCTTTACTGGCTTACTTACAGAATCAAGCTTATTAAACTCGAATGCAGATTTATCGTATCTTTCGATAGATTTTCCATAATCATTCTCTTCCTGGTCGCTTGTCTCAGAATCGTCATCATGCTGATATTTGCCGTCATAAGCATCCATTATTTCGGTAAGATACTTCTTAATCTCTGGCGCTATAGCCATAAAGTTAGGATAATTAACTCTACGCTGATCATTTGTGTTTATTTCAGTATAGAACACCTCCCTAAATGCACGTTGAGCAAATGTAGGGTTTTCATTTCCTTCTCCAGTAAGGCTATCGATAACACTTTTATTAATATATTTAATAGGCAAAAACGAATCGTCGTTAACGGCATTATATATATCTGTAGCATCTTTTGCAGATTTTACTATAATATACCCGAGGGCTCTAGCCATATGTTCTTTCTCAGCAGAAGAGCCTATATGATCGAATTTGCGTCCATTTATTTCATAATGCAAGTCTTCACCAAACAGCTTTTTAAACCTATTCTACTGTTCTTTGCTTACCTGTTTATCCGCATATTTACCAGATCTAATGTCATTAAATAGCGTAAGAACCGCTTTAGCGTTGTTTCTATAATACCATAAGATACTTAACCTGTTAGCTACTTTCTTTATATTCCTCTTAATCCAGCCTTGTTTCTTTATAGCGTTAGCGTCTTTTGTGCCGAGCATATAATCGACGAATAAATCAGCCAATCCTTCAGCTATATCTCTTTCTGTAGCAGCTTCCGGATGAGCTTTTCTGTATGCCTAATACATCTATTCTCTAATAGATGGCTCTACAAGTAGTTCTAATGCTCTATGGAATCCTTCGTGGAATCCAATAGTGTAAGGAACAGAATTAGACATTTGAATAACAGAGTCTGTACATTTAGCAAGTACTGCGCTATTCTTTTTGTAAGCCGCATCTGATAACCTTTCACTTTCTATCCACTACGGAGTAATACCAGTGGTTTTTCTAACCCACTCATCAACAGCGTTGGCAAACGAAGGTTTTTCTTTCTGTCCATCAAACTCACTTAAATCTTGTTCATAAAACAAAGCCATAAATGTGTCTTCAGCCTACTTTTGCTGCTATTGTATATCTTGTTTAGCAACTGTTTTAGACACTTGCTGAGCGCTTTCGTCCGGATTATCTTGTACAAGCTCTACGTTGTCTACATATACCGTAGGTGGCTCTAACTTAGCTGCGTACGACATCAAATAACCGTTGCGCAACATATAACCAAGACCAGTTGTGCCCTTACCGTCGTGAGTAAAATCTTCTCTTGTAAACGTAAGACCATTTGGGAGTTCCACTTTATCAAGATTAGGGTCTGATGCATATTGTGAGTTAAGTTTAGCTAATACACTATTATGTGATGACTATATATACTGTTGCATATTCTACTGAACAAATGCAGCGTCTTTTGTCATATACATATTACACAACGCATTATAGATATTAGCATAGTCTACACTAGGATTCTGTGTAGGGTAAATAACATTACCTATAATAACTCTCTTGTTAGCCGGATCTAATGTAACAAGACCTTCTATTGAGTTGTATTTTTCATTTAACACCTTATTATCAGCCTTAATATAAAGAACCTACTTAAGCAGATCGTCTATAGAATATCCTTGATATTCATTTAAACCTTGATAACATTTATACCATATAAGGTCTGCAATCTTATTTGCCTAACCACCTTGACCAGACGTAAACTTAGGCTATATTAACGGCGTACCAATACATCTGTTATCTACAGTCTTCTCCGTCTGACCAGTATCGTAGAAGTATACTATATTACCAGATTGCGTTATAGCTGTACGTTTTACATATTCAAGATCAAATCCACTGATTAAAGTTGACAATTCTGGACCACCATACACCATTTTCATTACATCTCCAGTATTTACGTTTTGCGTAGCTTTAAGGAAACCTATTCTATTACCAGCGTCACATGTAATATTGTACAAATCATGCTAATTAAGCGTTCCTGCGAACAAGAATTTACTTACAGGCTATAATTCGCTACCATTCTTAATTGAGCCCTTAGAACGGCTTAATTTCATGCTTATATGGTATCCTGGATGCGTTTTCATAAAGTCAAGCATATATTTAACTTTCTGCACAAATACGGCGTCAGCAGCCTTCTTTCTAGTAAAATATACTGGATCAATACCTCTTGGACCAGCATCATTACCTTGGTCAAAGGTCATAAAGATTGTTTTGCCCTTAGAGTCTGTAAGCTTAAGTTGAACTTCATTGTTTCTCCATACAAGCTCAGCATTACCAGATTTTCCAGAAGCGTCTGGGTAAATCAAATGCGGATCAAGAGCTATAGAGAAGTAATGTGGATCAAGTTTAGCTCTAAATGCAGGAAAATGTTTGGTGGTATCACTATACAGCTCTCTCCATTGATCGTCAATCATATTGATACTCTATGCACTGTTTATATCAAGTATATCATCAATATTTGGATCTACAGGGAATCTTTGGTTATATTCTCTAATGAAGTCTTCTGCATCATAAATAGTATCAGTAAGCGCATTATCAAGAGCTGTATTAGTCTTCTGCACATTCTTTGCATTATCAGCCAGGAATTTAAGCTAATTATTTATAACCGTACTCCAGAATCTCTGTAAACTCTTATTACCAACAAGGCTATTCATAAATTCGCCATCAAATGTAGCAAGAAATGACTTAATCTTGTTGAAATAAGTAAAGCTAGGATTACCAATATTAGATGAAAATTGAGTCTACCACATTTGTAAAGCCTTATTTGCGGCATCTCCGTACATCATCCTATTATTGACAAGCTTGTTAATAGCAGCTGTTATAAGTTTTTGCTCTGGAAGAGTGTCACCAACTTTAAACTGATCACTACCATAGAATTGGTCAAGTGCCGTCTAGGCGTCATATATAGAATAGATAAGCTCATTAACTTGAGCTCGTTCGTCTTCTGTTGTAATATTAAGGTTTGTAATAGAGCTTAACAGTGTATCAAGCTTTTTACAAATCTCGTGTACAGTATCTAAGCCTGCCTAATATTGCTCATCTACAATAACGTGATCAAACGCATCTTCTGTGTAGAATTCAGGTACAGTATTCTCATGCTATTTAGGCTACAGGAGCTAATTTAAGCGCATCTGAGCGTCTTCTTTTAAACTCTGGATAGATTCTATAGCTGAGTAAAGATCTCTTATCTGAAGCAATAATTCGTCCTTATTTGAGCCTTCTTTAAATATATTGTAAGATGATACTGTTTTCTATTCTCCGCCATATTCAGTTATACTATCATATATACTTTGTAAATCGGATACAAGATCGTTTACTTTGTCTTGTAAAGGTTTAACTACCTCATTAGATATATCTTCATTAGACTTGTTATAGTAAGGTGTTACAGGTTTATTGAAGTCGAGCATCTCTACTTTAAATACCGGTTCAGCAAACATTCTATTAACCTTTCTATCACTATAGAATGGCATAACATATGTGCCCTCTATATTAGAACCAAATATATCGTAAAGAATCTAACTAGTTCTCATTAACTATCTCTTCTCCTAGTCTATCATGCTTTCTCTAGACATAGAATTAACTCTCTAACCACTAAGCATTCTTCCCTTTATATCAGGCAAATATGAAGAACGTACATCAATTACAAGTAACTAACCATCATTATCTACAAGAACAATATCAGCCTATGATTGTATAGCTCTACCTTTATCATCGTAGCCGTATATAGGAATGTCTGTATCAAGAACTCTATACTATCCACCATTAAGCATTCTGTTTCTTACTGATTTTATATACTATATAGACTAATCTATACCATCGAAGTCTTGTAGTGTACTTATATAAGAATCATTGCCAAGCATTATTGCCTAAGCTAATTCTCTAATAGCCTCACCATCTTTTATTGACTATACATTATTATATTGGGTATCAATAGATGCTAAATAGTGAGCAAATCCATCAAGGAGTTCTTCTTTATTATCCTGTTTAAAAAGTTCGTTAATAATATCTGTATAGTCACGGTTACCAAATCTATCTGCATTCTCAGCAAGAAATTGTATAGCCTACTATTTGTCTTGCACATTTATCTACTCTTGTATATCTGGATATAAAGACTATTTTTCGAGTCTATCTATCTCATCTATGTTTTCAAATACATGTAGAGCATTATTGTCATCATATGCTATAGTTGTATGAAAACAATGCACAAGAGCCCTATCTTGCTGTTGCTTCAAAGCTTTTCTATATCCGTCAAAAGACGTGTCCTATGAAGCATGCGTAGCAACTTGCGCTCCATAAGATTGTACGTCCATAGGAGTGTTCATGTTCTCCTTTTCTTTGCGTGTAGATGTAAGATAATGACGAATATACATAGCCTTTGCTAAAGCTAATACCGAAGAACCACCATCCTAACCAGTCTCTTCTTGAAGAATAGTTTTTATATCATTGTAAAGCTATTCGAACTTATAGAAACCAACCTTTGCGTTTTCCATAAGGCCATCAAACGACTACATTGCAAGTTCATCAAATCCAAGTAAGAATGATACTCTTGCTTTATTTCTTCTAGATTTACGCTTCTTTCTATAATGCTCTCTAGCCTTATCTCTACGACGCTTATATTCTTCAGCATGTTTCTGTAATTCTTCTGTAGTAGCTACATGCTTTTGCTAAGTTTCTGTTGGATCTACAGCCTATTTAGCTTGAGAATTAATATCTTTTATGTCATCCTCGGCAGCTTTAAGCATATCATTCTAGTAATCTTCTGTAAGCTTTGTTACCGCGTCACCAGAATATATATCAGACAGCATCCAGTCTATATTTTCATTCTGCTTATTTGCGTCGATAATCTTTGTGATACGCTCATTAAGTTTGCTCTTTGACCCATCTTTAGCCGCAGCTCTAGTATGCTCTTCTGGCTTGTATTTATCACCAAGTTTCTACTTTAGCTCAGCCTGCTTTCTTTGGTACCTAAGCTCATCTGGATTATACTCAAGATTGCCGTTATCATCACGCGTAACACCTTCTGTATGAATTGATAACGTAGAGTTAAGCAATGACTCATTAGCTGTATACATAGCCCTAGCTTGTTCTAGTTCTTGGATCTCGTTATCATTAAATCCAACAGACTCACTAAAGTTGTTTAAGAATTGTAATGTTTGTTCATCTGTAGACTTCTCGTTAAAATTCTTATAAGCTTTAGCTAAACTTTGCTTTGCGCGAGCAATTTGTTTATCTATATTAGCAGACAACAATTTAGCATCTGGTCTAACTGTCTTTAATCCAAGCTTATCGTGAGCAAACTTAAATATATCATCAATAGAATTCATCTTTGCCTTAAGTGTAAGTAAAGCCTTCATTCTATTATGAGCTTCAGAATTTCTCTAGAAGTTATTTATGTGTCTAGCATGTTCTTCTTTCTGAGAGTTTTCTACAAATCTTTCACCGTATTCGTTAGCCTCATCTTTAATAGATTCTTTATATCTTGCTACAGATTTTTCTACTTCTTCTTGAGGTAAGGCTGCCGTATCTAGAGACTTCTTATACTCTTCTACCTTTCTATTAACGTAGGACTCAATGGCTTTAGTCTTTGCTGTAGCTGCATTTATAGCAGTTAACATAGGATCAATTGACTATTCCTGTCTATTTACAGCCTGTTCTACTTGATTTTGATAACCCTACTGTCCGTAAATCTACTGAAGTCTAACTTCTGCTTCCTACTAAGCTTTTCTATTAGCAGTTAACTATTGCTCGATGTTAGCTCTATCAGCTATAGCTACATTGTATTGTTCTGTACCTTTATTGATACCTTTAAGACGATATTGTTGTTCAATCTGCTTGTTATTTACGAGAGTAGAAATACGTTCAACATTAGACTGTAAGTCATTCCAATACTGTTCACCAAAACGTGGTCTATTTCTCTTCAAATCATCCTCTCTGAGCTACTATATTTCTGTAGCCAACTAATTATATCTTCCCTTAGAGATCTAGTCTGAAATAACAGCATTGCTAGCTCTATTCATCTTTCCTTGTTCCCTATCGAGAAGAGCACTATGCATTATAGCGTCTTTTACTTGCACCGTGTTCTTAATGTCGTTAACAGCGTGATAAATATTCATTGCTACCATAGGGTGCATGCCTCCCATAGCAAAACCACCTCGCCAGTTTGACAGCATCTCCATATCGTTGTAAAGCTCAGATTCACCAAGACCAAACATGCCTTTATAGAAGTCTGACACCTCTTTACTATAAGCCATATCCTGGAACGCAAGACTAAGTAAGTCAGCTGATCCGTATCCATATGTCTTAGCAAACTCTTCAGCAGCATTAGCGTTCAACTGCTGTACAATTTCCTAATTACCTTCGGAAGCTCTATCTATGATACCACTTCTAACAGTGTTGATTCCATATTTCTTGAGCATCTTTAAAGCCGTTATTGTGTTAGGGTTTTTAACCGCTGCCTTTAACAGTTTTCTCTTTAGTGTTTTTGCGCCAACCATAGTGGCTAAAGCCTCAACCTTTTTTGAAATAGCTTCACCAGCCATAACGCCGGCATCTTTAAGAGCTTGCGGCATTACCTCTTTAGCAAGTCCACTAATTCCTCTTGCTGCTTCTCCTGCTGCGGTGCCAACACCAGCACCAACATAGTGTCCAAGAACTCCGCCTCCAAGTACATCCATTGTTGTAGATCCTATCTTAGCCCCAGTTTTACCAGCTGTACTTGTAAGAGAATTAATATACTGTCCAGCTTGCGCGAATTTATTTTCAACGGCACCGTTTAATCCGGCGAGAGCGTAGTCTGTTCCTATTACCAATCTACCGGCTTTACTTGTAGCAAGTTTAGCACCAAGCTTAGTTGTTGGAAGTTTATATACGGCTTGTCTATATAGATTCGAAAGGCTATTACCAGGCTATACATACGATATAATGTTTTGTACAATTTCTGTACCCATTGTTCTAGCGTTATCTACCATGAATTGCTATTCAAGACCTTTTGTTGTGCCAAGCTTAGCTTTAGATAAACGTGGATCATTACTCTTTGTGACTCCCATTAAGTAATCGCCGAGAACTCTTTCTTTGCCTTGCTATGTATTAAGATTATATCTATCCTCTGCATCTTTCTTAGACATACCGTTCTACATTGCAAATTTTACAGACTGCTTTTGTAAATCTTTATACGATGCAGAAATACCTTGTGCCTTACCGAAGGCTTCCTATGCTTCGTATTTGTTAAGATTCTACTGATAGTTCTATGTCCAACGTTGAGCAATTTCGACGTAGTTTTCATCCTCTGCACCTTGTAGATTAAATGGAAGTGCTGCAGCATTAGCTGCATTGTACAATGCGAAACCAGCTTCTGGATGGCCTGCTGCGCCTAACGCAAAAGATCCAACTGTACCAGCTGTTGTAATAAGGTTTCCAATATTACCTGTATCAGAAGACCAGGAAGAGCCCATCTATTGAGGTAAACTCCATAACCAATAATCTGGGGTTAAAAGATCATCGCTAGAATGTATGTTAGCCAGGTTCTCAGCATGCTTACTAACATTCCAGAACTTCTTCCACTTAGACGCTCTACGCATCTAGTCATCAAGAGTTTCTTTATAATCTTTAAGGTCTTGCTAACGCTTAGCTTTAAATTGATTAGCTTCAATCTCCTTTTGATCCAAGCTCATTCCCTAATGAGCCTTTTCAAATCTATTTGACAGCTATTTGTTATAATTATCAAGCCAATCTCTAGCCATCTACTCTTTAGATCTACCTGTGCCATCAAACATATCATTTGTAGCAGCAAACGCTTTGGTCATGGCAGCCTAAAACCCTTCCCACATAGATGTATGATCTTTCATCCACGTAGCTTTGTATGCATCAGCGAGCTCATTTAAATCTTTGTTTTGTAGCTAATCATATGTTGATAAGATTTCTTTACCAAGCAAATATGTATCTTTCCACGCGTCTCCTTTAACCTAAGCTTTAGGATTAGCTTTAAGGTAATTCCATTGGTCTTCTTTTGATTTAAGATCTCTCTTAAGTCGCTCTCTTTTGGACCATGCATCAGCTTTTGCCTAGTCTGTCTACGCTAAAGCGATTTTACCTTTTGTGCTTTCAATTCCAAGATCGCTAGACTGATTTGAAAACAAACCAATTCTCTAGCCAATCTTCCACAATGTGAATTGAAAACTATCTTTTCCAAGTTCGTTTATACCGCCAATGTCAGAACCAACAGAATTTTTGTAGATGTCAGTCTTTTTAAAGTCTTCAAATAACTTGTCTTCCTCAAGCTATGTTTGCTTCTCTTTAGCTGCGTCAGAAAGCATACCTTCTGAGTCATCTTGGGCATCGATCTTTTGTCTGTTTGACTGATATTGTTTTTTGTACAAGCTGTCAATATGTTTATTCCAGTCATATTCAGCTATAGTATCTTTCTATCTCTGAATAGATCTTTGACTAGGCTTATACCAATCTCCGTGCGGCATTATATCAGACTCTAATCTAGAACCAGATTGTCTTGATATATAACTTGGTACATTAGCCTAAGTCCTTTTATTAGGAACGGATTGGCGATGATTTGGTAGTGTTATACCAAATCTTTTAGCCTATCCTCTAAAATAGTCCTCTGCTGGGGACTTAAGTAAATTGTAATTTGCCATAATTTAATTGTTAATCATTTGGTGATTGCTAGTTTTCCGTATTTGACGGAGAACCCTTATGTGTTTCGTTAACAGGGAGCCAGAATTCTGTAACACCACTCAACTTACGCAATGTTTCGTCTGTCTATTCACTAGTATTATCAAGCTTACATCTTACGTAGTACTTTCCTGTCTTTGCATTATATGTAAGACCACCTATTACCGTAGCGTTAACCTGTCTGCCTTTCATAGCTTTCTTCCAAGGTGGAGTTGTAGTTCCATCGGATTTAAATCCGCCTCGTTTAACAGGATGAGCGTCACCAACCTTAAATGTTACGACCGTCTAATACTCACCATTAGTCTTAACTCGTCTTACCTGTACTCCTGGGTCAGAAAAAGCAACGCCCTCTTTCTAATAATCGTCTGTAGTACCAAGTCCAGCAGACTAACCAGGCTTATTATACGCTACGTCAAATATTGTCCAAAGATTCTTTGACTTACCACCTCTATCAGATCTGGATGAACTTGATGAATTCTATATACCAGGATTGTTTGCACGCCTTACGTCATCTGCGTATTTATAGTCTATAATTGCTTTTTGACTAGCGAGGTCTCTAGCGGATTTCTTTGCATCAAGTTTATCTGCAAGTACATTCTAATAATCAAGCAAAGAATATTTGTTAGGATCCCATGCTATATTCTTCTTTCCTTCCCAAAGTTGCGCTACAGTACCCTGTAATTGCTGTTTGACCTAATCGTCGGTAGGATTAGTTACACCAGCCTACTGTAGCTGCTATTTAGCTTTATCATAATAATATTCGCCTGCAGCTGTAGACATAACGGAAGGTATTGCCTTACCAGCCGTATCAATAATCATCTAATCTGTAATACCGGTGTAATCATTCTTTGGGTCATACTTGTAACCCATAGCCTCAACTTGTTGCTATGTAAGATTACTAGGCTTAAGTACGCTATATGGAATTTTCGTAAGATCTTCTAACGTATCCATCTTCGTTGGAGCCAATGTATTCCAACTTTGAGTATATGGGTCAAACTTATCATAATCTAACCCATACTTCTGCATTTGCCAACCAAGCTAATCCTGTGTAAGTTTTCCTTCAGCAACCATAGAAGCAGCCGCTTTCTAAAATGTCTTCATATTGTCAGCATCAGCTTTCCATTTAGAGATCTTATCGTAAGGGGTCTCTCTAATAATCTTGGCTATATAAGCTCTACCTTCTGCGGATCTAAGTGGATCTATGCCATTCTAATATAAGTAATTAAGACCAGCGTTAACCCTACCCTTCGTCTAATCATAGTAAGCTTTATTCAAACTAGCACTAGGACTATATAGATCTCCGAATTCTTTAGCGAACTCTTTCTATTCTTGTACAGCCTAATTGTATTGTTCTCTTGCAGCGCTGATGTACTATGACATCATGCTACTATCCAGTAGGTCTATTATAGGCACCGCTACTGGTTCGTCATACATTCCTATCATTTTCTCAATCTTAAGCTAGTTATATTATATGGGTTATAATCAAATGTACTTCCAGCCCATGTTGGCAATAATAATCCATTAGGACCAAATCCTCCAGTATAATCGCTAGAGAAATTAATTATCTCATACGGTGTACCAAAAGCACCTCTCTAATACTATTCTTTTGATTTCGCCCAATTTCTTGTATACTTTGCAGAATCAGCAACCTTGTCAGGATCTATATACCAGTACTTGCCGTATGGCGCTTTTAAATTATTTAAAGAATAATCATCATATTTTAAATCAAGTACTCCTCTGTTTATTCCTGTACCCTAATAAGGTACATTAGGTGATCCAGAAAATAACTAATACTGACTAGGTGTCCAGCCTGGAGCTATGTTTCTATAATTAATAGAAGATGATCCAGATGCATTACTTGCTTTATTTATAGATACACTTGCTGCTGTATCTTTTGAACCATCTGCACCTATACCGTATATTGTTTTTAATGCTTCTTTCTTGTTATCTATGTCCTACTGATACATATCAAGTATATCTCCATACTGCTTGTTTTTAATACGCTGTGATAACCATTTCTGACCAATAAGACCAATATTAGATAAGTGTGTTTCTATACCCTTAGTCTTAGCACCGTGTGCTCTATTGTAAGCCTCCCATCCATATTGGTTAGACTGCTGTAATCTCTGTGCATCACTATCACCAAGTCTGGCAGCCATCTCAGCATAAGCATTTCTATATGCAGCATTCTTTTCCTGTACATTCATGAGTGCGTCAGCAACATTTCTCTAATTTCCTAAAGCTAAAGCTACTCTATTAGCCTATCTCTGACCACCTGTATAACCACCAGAATTAGCAAGCTAATAAGCAGCCTGTCTATCTTGCGCATATAATTTTTCAAGAACAGGATTAGCTGATACTCTATTACCAGCCATTGTCTGCAAAGCTATTGGTGCATATCTATTAGCTGCATATATATTTGGCATTACAGGGTTTTCTCTACGCCAATGATTAAGCATCTATGTTTCAAGCAGTGCTGGTAAAGCATAACCTGTATCAAGCATAAGATTTGATACCTTTCCTTTTCCGCCTGTTGTGTAGGATTTCCAGAAACTTTTTCCTTTATCAAATCTATCTTTCCCGCAATTATGCTTAATCTAAGCTTCGTAATCTTCGATCTAATGCTGTTTCTCTTGTCTATCTGTAATATTCTTCATAGCTTGCAAAATAGGGGCTTTAGCGCGATCTAATTGATTTTTCTGAAGCTCAATCGTCTACTTTGATAAAGAGCTAAGATCGTATTTCTTACCTGCTCTTTTTTCAATATCATTATACATCTAAAGCTTAGCTGTCAACGGGGCTACTTGGTCAGAAAACTTCATTCCATTGCTCCAGTCTATATCGTTACCAGCTATAACATTATTATCATCTCTTCTAACAGAGCTAGGCTAATTATCAACCCCAACTTTACCCTTCGTTACAAGAGTGCCGGTACCATTTGCGTAATCTATAATAGACTCTCCTTTACCGACCAAACTATTAACCGGACCAGCCTAATAACCATTAGGTGTCCACACTTTATTTCCCTTTAACATATCTTGGTTTTCTTAAATCTTTTCCTCGGTTAGCATATAATACATCATCATACGTGTTACCATTATCTAAATAATATTGCTATGTAAGGCCTTCTGTTGCAGCTGACGATTGATTAACCTAGTTGATAAGATTAACTTTCTATTGTGCGTTAAATATCTTTCTACGCTATCTCTCTCTAGCTTTTTTACTTCCAAACAAGCCTCTGAATAATCCTGTGATAGCTCCAACTGCTCCTCCTATAAGCGTACCGACACCAGGTATAGCTGAACCTATAGCAGCTCCAGCAGCAGCTCCAGATCCAACCATTCCTAACGTCGCATTTTTATTTGACTTAGATATATCGTCCATGGCTTTCTGTTTGTTGATATCATTCTATGCTTGGTAATTTACACCGAATGCCTAATCTGTTCTTTGTCCAGAATAAGCCATAAGTTCGTCAGTTCCCTTTACTGCGTTCTACATGGAATTATATCCTTGTATCATTCCTATTGTTCCATTAACAGCTCCTTTTACAGCGCCGGTGCTTATTCCGCTTCCTCCTACTGTCTAAACTACGCCTTTTGGGTTCCATTTTGAAGCTGGTATTTGCCCAATATTAAATGACGCGCTAGAACTTCCTGCTCCAGCTATAGCTGATCCAGCAGGAGCGTTACCGCCAATCATGCTTGCAAGATCATTAGCTTGATACTATTGTCCAAAACCAACTTTTGAATCTATACCATTATTGAATTTTGGTATATTATTTATCTTCTTTCTCTACTTTAGCTCCATGACTATCTATATTTTGTTATTATATATTGTATTGCAGTAGCTGGATTTGGTTTAATATCTTCTATACTACAAATCATGACCTTACCTCTAGCTCTATTGCCAAATAATCCATCAGCCCTAGGTATTGCAAATCTATGATTATTTTCCCTAAGAGTTATCTACTCTTCTAAACTAGACTCTATTTTCTAAGATTCTGTCTACCATGTATATTTATGATTTTTTGAGAAGTAGTCATCCTAGTCGTATATAACATCCTGTAACTATAGATTTTCGTATGTAACAATCTCTTGATTGTCAAACACCTTTGTAACGAGTGGCTATTGAGCAACAACATATTTAACGTAACTTGAAAGTAACTACTGATTTGTTGATTTAGGCGATTCGTCTAGATAATCGTACTAATACACACATACAGTATCGTTTTTCTTTACAAGATATTCTCCATTAAAGAACTATATAGCTCCATCAAACGGAATGGTTAGTGTTGATGTGAATTTGCCAAGCATTTCATTATACACTATCTGCATATCATCGCTTAAAACATTGAATACAACTTCATTGTATCTATTGTTGTAGAATACCTTAAAGTTATCGTTCTTTTTATACTTGTTCAGTATATTCTATACTTTACCTTGTTTTGAAAGCTATACTACGCTCTATCCGTCGAATAAGCAGATTACATTATTATGACTATCAAACCAATATAAACCACCTGTAGTACATACTGAACAGAATTGCTGCTTATGCATTCCATAAGTATTGCTGTAGTAGTCATATCTATCAAGTACTCCTCCAGTTCCTAATACTATGTTTTGTCCAGAATTGTCTGTAGCAACACTACGGTCATTAACACTGAGTATACCAAATGATTGCTCCTAGAAAAATGTAAGAACATTCTTAAATGTACATATATCAGTTATAGAGCCATATTCCTAATCGACGTCTATAAAATTAGAGCTTCTAAATTTACACCAGCTATCTATAATTTCATCATTCTGTTTTAAATCAGAATAATATACTCTTGTATCTATAGTTTTATTATAATCTTGTGGATTAAGATCATCGTACGCAGCAAACGGCATACTTGTATTCTATACACTATAGACAGAATTATAAACGTATTCAGGCTCTTTCTGTACGTAAGCTTCTGTTATTTCACACGGTTCAGTCTGTATAAAAGATGCGTAATTGTCTCTTGCGTTAGAACTAAGTGTCCATCCATGTTGAAATTTGCACCATATATTTGATTCTGTTGGTATAGAGTATGTTATCATATGCGTATTAGGGAACTGTAATTCATCCTTTCCGTTCTTTGTATAAGCTCCATACACTTTATGCATAGATGTATATTCGAATGTCTCTACGTGACAATCTCCATCAAATACTGTATTCCATTTATTTTTAGACTCAAAGTAATTACCATCTCCGTAATATATATTCGTAAGTCTATTTGTAAACGAATACCCACCATAAGGAGTTGTTTGCTATCTAAGATTGGTTAGGTATGTTCCAAGTAGAGTTGGTCTAATTACTTTTGTGATCATACCAAAATCACCAGGCTCTGTCTAATATGGCTCTTCGTTTATGCTGTCATAATAATTACCATTCTTAGGATAATAATAAGAAAATGCACCAGCTGTACCAGTTTCTTTATACTAACAACTTAACAACAAGCACTTTCCACCAGTTCCAAAACATACATTTTTATTTAATTTTCCACCAGTTCCATCGCCTTTAAATCCTCCACTATAATTACCAAACGATTCAAATATATTACCATTAGTATCATTGCAAATTCCTCCGGTAATCATATTTGTAAATAGCGCTCCACCGGCAGAAATAGCATAATTAGTGTACGTTTTTGACGAGGCCTATTCGTTATTATCTTTGTTAAAGTTTCTTTTGAACGCCTAATCCCATTTTATTTGATCAACTAACTAAAAGTCCTATATGTAATTTATCTAAGATTTTCCAAACCAATCATCATTATGTGCAAAATTACCATCAAAAAAATCCTATACACCAGCACTCTGTTCGTACAATTTTATATAAGCAAAAGCCTTCTGTATTATGAATTTGCCAGATTTTTCCTTTCTTTTATTAGCAGACTAGTCATCATTGTTATATAGTCTATCAAAATTTAAAATGCAATCTTTTATTAATGCATAAGAATATGGCCTATCATATCCAAGACCACCAATATAAGCGTAATCGATCTAAAAACCAATCTATGTTATACCTTTATTTTTATACGACTAAGGATTAGTCCTGTAAAAATAACTTGTGTTATATGGTGCATCTAAATAGCATATTGGACTATTTTTTGAAATCTTATTTGTAACATCTATATCATTAACATAGAAAGTCCCCCTTGCATCACCATCATCGTTTGGTCCAGTAAATAATTCTACAGCACAGTTTGAAATACATGGTATTACAAACTTAAAATTTCTCCTATTGTTATGACCAATCAACATTCCATAATTTGTATTTGCACCTCCATTCTTAGGAGAATCATACTAGTCGTCATTAAATTTATGATCACCTCTTGCTCCAAATAAAAAAGACTATTTTTGCAAATAATATTTTTTGTCTTTTGTAAATTGTTTAAACGATTCTGGTTGATAACAAACTTCCTTTGAAACAAATTGCAATAATTTGTCATTATCTATGTTTGTCATACATTGTGATGCAAGATCACCTCCGTCGCCAACAAGCTAATTATGCACATCGTATCCTTCTATAAACTTATTTGTTGTTAAAAACCCTGTTGGGCAAAACATATGATACTTAGTTACATAATATTCATTATTTTTCCCCTCATACTGTCTACTATAAGCATTAGATACAGGAGAACTAAGTACACCTTGTGATATTGTAGCGATATCAGATTCATGTCTAGCACATCTAACTATCTGATAACCAGTACAGCCTTCTGGTAAACTTTTTACCATAAATTGTATTCCAAGATTTCTAATAACTAGTTCGTAACGCTTGCCATTAACAATAGTATTTGACGACATTAACTAGAAACCTTCTTCAGTTACATTTGGGGTTCTTATATCAGCAATCCATTTAACTGGAGAAGCTTGGCAATATTTATCATATAAAACAATTCCGTAACGATAAATCTCATTTCGTCTAAGTGACTTTATCAACCATGTGTTTTTATTTATTCCAGGATTAAATTCTGCTTTCTCTATTATGGATGGTTTAAAATTTTTATCAATGTAAAAAACATTATTTTGCTATATGTTTTCTTTCTGAGAATAATTGTATAGCGTTCCTATCTTTCTTGTATTGTTTTCTTTTATGCAAGAATCTTCTACCTAAGAAGAAATAACAAATCTCCATTCTATATTTTTACCAGATCCTCCAACCCATCTATATTCTGAATCGAATACAAAATTAGCAGAATACAATGAAGCTTCTTTATTTATGTTGTTATAAGTACCATCATAACAATCATGGTCAAATGGAGGAACTGCAACAGAGTCGTCTTCTATGTCTTTGCCGTGTGCATCTATTATAAATGAGTTATTACCATTAACGTCTGTTACAGTACTAGTATTTAGGTAATTGAACCTAAATGCTCTAGCGTCCCATTTATCGAAATCCTTAATAGTAGTCTATATTGTCTTTGTGTTTGCTGCAAACAGAAAACCATCTTTAGATGCTAGTGAATTAGGTATTATTCTAACACCTTGTAATGAATTTAACTCTTCAACACTGATATGTTCTATTGGATCATTACCAACATCATTTATAACTAGATCTGTAGAATCTTGTTCATTAAAGTCTACTTTAGCGTCATATATTACAGATACTATTGGCATCTATCCGTTTTGCATATACTGTACTCTAAATACTTTAATATAATCAAGATGCCAATAATTACTAGGAATTTGTATAGATATCTTTACTCCACAATTTGATATAGCACCCTGTTTACCGCCGCACTTTACATATTTGCTGTCGAAATCATAATTACCAATTGGTATTTGCTAACATTGTATAGATGCTCCTGTATGTATTCCGTATCTATTGTACAGCTAATAACAATAACTTACAACACCAAATTCTATTTTTCCTGGCACATACTCTTCAAATATCGGTGGTTTGCAAACTGCTTCTGGATAAGATAAGCATTTGTTAAGATCATCATATAAAAGATCATTGCTTATATTAAAAACCATTATAGGATGTATTGAATCTGCTAAATATAGCTTGATGTTGTTTTCGCTCTCATAATTAAGCTGAATATCAAATACATCTGGATACTTCTACTCTTTATCTAATGGCAATAATGGCGCATTTACAACAAGACTGCTTTTCTATATATCATTGAAGTCCTAGTCATGCACTGTTCCGCCTATTGCGTTTTTAAAACTATATATCTTAAGTCTATTTTCATTTTCATCAATGCAAACAACTACTCCATAATCTCTTATTGAACCAGTGGCAACAACTTTGTTACTCTCGCCAGCAAATGATCCAGCTAGCTTTACACCCTAGACTGACATTAATGATCCATGTCTATTATCTCTGCCTTCTCCACCTCTATATGATGATATTTTTATATTTCTAGCATCAATATACTAGTTTGTGGCAACAACAGAGAGATCATCATCACTATTTAATCCTCCTGCAAAACTATTAATTTGTGGTTCAGTATTAGTATCCATAGCAATAATCGTTAAAGTTTAACTATTTCTTTCCGGTGTTATTAAAGAAGTTCTCGTCATCATCCCACTCTGGTATAAGCTTAGTCCACTCATTCTTAATAGTAAGCATTTCACTTTCGTTTGGCATCATTGCTTCAGCGTAAGCCTGGTTTCTATAGAAATTCCACTGCTACTATATGTAGAAGTATGTGTTCTAATTATATCTAGCTTTTCCACCAAGTGATCCTCTAAGGAACTTTGGAAAGCTTAACTTCATCATTACATACCAGTATATAGCTTCCTAATATGAAGCTAAGTCTGGGATAAGCGGATAGCCTCTTTCGTCTGTAGCTATTGCCTTGTATGACAATTTAACAAAACCTTTATCTTTATTAAAGACTATCCAACCTGGTTTAATCCAGTATGTAGGAACATCTACTTTATTGTCTCTAATAGCATCCATTAGTGCAGTGCTACCATTGATTCCTAAAAGCTACGATCTATGCGTAGGCAGCATTACTCCAGCTGGTTGTTCTGGGTGATAGTGATGTATATGCTTTGTGTTAGCTTTAGACTTAAATGAGCTTTCATCTTTTAGTGCCTATACCCAATTTGTTCCATTATTTGAATAGGCTACAGTTGTCAATGACTCTAAGTCTTCTGGTATTGGAACTTGATGTTCGTGTATTTCAAATATTGGAACGCAATCTTCACCAGACTCTTTCTATACATACTATACAGGAGCACCAATCTTCTCAACAGCTTCAAAGATCCATTCTCGTATATCTGTAATACGTATGTTCTTTTCTTGCATGTTTGAGTCAGCCATAATTTTAGCTATAACTGACTCACATTTTGTATATTTGTATATCATCTATATTTATATAATCTTGTTTATTAAATATAAGTTGAGCAAGGTGCCTTTTGTTTTCTCTAACCATACATAGCTAGTATTTATATCTATCAGAAAATACCCTGGGTATTTTTGACCAATATAATCTATATTTGTATCCATTAGAGTGCTCGTTTAAATGATAAACCCTTTTACCTACTTCTTTTGTTGATTTATAATCTGTAGACAATGACTAATCAGAATAGCTCTTAGGTTTATATTTTACTATGCATATAGTACCTAGCCCATAAGGCATTTTAAATGGCTGTGAGCGCTCTAAAATCTCTTCCTTGACAACTTTATTAAATTCGTCTATAATGCGCTTATATCGCGCGTAATTAAGCTCTACATCGTTCTTTTTAATGTAGTCTCTATATATATCAGCTATTGTATAGCTTTTCTTATTCTTCCTTATCTTGAGGACCATTTGGTTTAACGCTTGCTAATGTTGAGTTGTTACTATCGTCACTAGGCCTCTTAAGCATAAACGCTAATTCGTTAATCATGATAGCTTTTTTAATATCTGGTATCATCCATCCAGGTATCATTACATCATCTTCACTACCAGCTGTTTGTGTTGGGTCAAATATTCCTGTAACGTATATGTATTTAAAGTTTTCTGAACCATTACCATCAACGTATATATACTAATCATCAAACCAACATATAGGTTCATTGTATGTATACCTTCTAAAATTATGATAATGCTTTCTAGATTTACTCATAATCTGTATAACGCAACCACTAGCATCAGTAACGTTAACTATGTCGTCGCTACTATTCTCCATTGTATACAGCTTATTTTTTGTTCTCTTTAGTTTACCACAACAACAGCAGCAACAGTCCTTTGACCCAGAATCTGGGTCGTCTATAAGTTCAAGTGGTCCAATAGTTGATAACTAGCTATCATCCGGATCCTCGTCATCACCGGTCTCAGCATCTTTATCATTTTCTTTCTTAGACAAATAAGCTTTATACTACATTATCCAAGATAAGATCTAATCCCTAGACATGTCCTCACTCTCACTTATGTTGTTATTTCGTACAATAAGAAGTATGTCATCTATCAATGTACGAGCTGAGAATGTTTTCATATTGCTTCTATTATTCTTATACTGTCTTCTTTAAGTATGTCATTCGTATTACGTATCTTGTATTTATACACATCTTTCTTTTTCCAGTCAAATGTTATCAATCTCTTAAAGAAGTTCTTTTTGTTTTTATATTCTCTATGCTTATAAACGTAGAGGTACTAAGTGTTCTATACATCTAACTTGATATTAACACTATCTTTACCGATTGTATAGTATACTTTAGTTAGGTTGTTATATTGTAAACTATCCTTATAAAGGGAGTCTTTAAGTATAGTTATAATAT